ATTTCTTCCAGATTACTCATTTAATTCCCTCCCGTTAATTGGCCCGCCTGTCAGGTCTTGTCCATCTATTCCCGTTCGGATGATTCCTTACCCGGGACTGATATTTATTCAGGATTCTGCATTTATTAATTCAAACATATTGCAGGACTCCTTACTGCCACATGTGTCACATTTCACACGCAAAAAAGCCTTAAAATTCGTGACTCATCACGCTTCCCCGGTTACACGGATAATTCACTCACATCTTACATAGTTTGCCCGATAACTATGCCTGCTCATCCGAACAAGCATCGTTTCAACAGACCCTAATGTATCAGATTGCAAGGGTTTTGAAAATATCAGGAAGCGAAATTTTCACCATTTCACAAAGAATAAAAAAACTGTTGCATTAACCGCTGAATATATGATAAGATATTTTTTGTTGCAGGACGGTAGCTCAGCGGGAGAGCACTATCTTGACAGGGTAGGGGTCATGGGTTCGATCCCCATCCGTCCTATACGATACGCTGAACATATCTCACTCAAAAAGCCCTTGATTCATAAGGGTTTTTTGTTTGTCCAGATTCGTTTTCTCAATTTTTCAAATGATTAATTACCTTACGAAATATTTGTGGGGGGCACATTGGGGGGCACACATTATTGACCAATTTTGTTTCTATAGTGCAACTTTTTTACTAAGATATAAGAGGCATCATTAGCCCCCCAAAAACCATCTCACAAAGTTTCTTTTTTGGATTTTATATAATCTGCCGACTCGTACACTATGGAATTGACCAGAGTTAAGAAGATTATATGTTGAATTTTTACACAGTCCCAAAAAGTTTTGTATGTCTTCGGCATTCATCATTTCAGGTAAATCTCTTAATCTTTTAACTACTTTTCTGTCTAGTGTTTTTCCATCCATAAATATTCTCCTTCTAGTTTTTTAAAATTAAATGCCTATTTTTAGTTTTAATAACTGTGTTGATAAACCGAAAATTTACTTATGTATTGTTCACTTTTGTATTCATGAATCTTTTTACTTGCTAACGACTTTATGAACTCTTCATTTTTCTTATTTTTCTCTAAGAATCATTTCAGCATCCTACCCTTGCAGTTTGGACAATTTCTTATACTAATCTTCTTGTCTCGTCCATGAATCTCTTGTTTACGGGTTAATGGAATTCTACTCTATTCTGGCTTCATCCTCTGAAACACTAAATCCCTTCATTTTTTATTCTCTATATATTGTGGTATGACTGTAGCATATCATTCAATTAATTATTTTACAATATCTATTTTTATCTTTATATTCATATCACTAGATTTTTCTTAACCACTGAAAAAGAAAAAAACAACCCTCTTTTTGGACTAATTCCATAAGAGGGTTATTTGTCATTTATTTTGTAGAAACTCCACGCCTTCTTTAATTACAATATCGATTAGGTTGTGTTGCGCTTCTGTAGGAGTGATGCCAAGTTCATCAAACACCTTATATACAACACCTCTAGATATTTTCACTTTCTCATTATTGTCTTCGGACTCTATAACTAAAACTACAAAATCGGTAGCAATGTCAGCGATATCTAAAACAGCACTCATAGCTTTAACATTCACATTCTTTAATTCGATAGCCCTGATAACAGCTTGCACAATATTAATACCACTATCAACTTTAGTAGCAAAGTGGGAAGCAATCTTTCTACTTAGCCAACCTTTAGTCTTTGCATATGGCATAGCCACGAATCCAACAACAAGAACAAAAATAACAACTCCAATAATGATATAATAATTCTGCATCATTAATATACTCCTGCATTTCTTTATTATTTACTTATGTATAAATTCTTCGCCTCATTGTCCCAAGTAACTTTATGACCAAGAACTTTAATTGTTTGAGCAGAGACAAAGTTAATGTTATCCTTCATTAGTGCATCAACTAATTTCCCGTTAACATACAACTGTTTAATTTCATTTTTCCACTCAACTGTATCACCCAGTTTTGTAGAAAGAAGAGAAACAGGAACATAGTTCAAATTGTCCTTCATAAATCCATCGACAAACTCATTATCTACAGTGAAAATTACCTTTACTGGTGGAATTTCCGATACCTGCTTTTCTTCTTCAAGCTTGTCATATTGATATAGATTATATTTATCCATGATGCTAATCAATAATTTACTGTAATTTGGATCGGAAGCATATCCGGCTTTTTGAATCTCAATTGCTGCCGTTTTACCATCTGTATTAAGCACATTCTTATATCTGCTTAGTCGAGTGAGTAAGGAAGAATGGTCGCTTACTGATTCACCCCAGTTATTATAAGCTCTGAATGCAGCATCAACTTTAATAGCTTTACCATTCACATACTCTGTTGTTGGCATTGTTGCACTTCCACAAGAGCCTTTACCTTTGATTCCGAATAGATTATTCGCTTTTATTGAAAGCCCACTATTACCATTAGCTGACTCCAAACAGCCTTGAGCAATGGTAAGAGAGGCCGGAACACCTGTTAACTTGCGATCTTCAATAGCATATGGGGCTAATTTTTCAATGAATTGTTCACGAGTATATGACATTTCTAATTTACTCCTTATCAATAATTGGTTAAATTATTACTGGGACAATGTTACTGTGGAAACTCTAGCAGGTTGATACAATAATGTTTGTCCTTTTATTTTTCATCACCATTTGTATTTGATGATTCAGACTGTTCCTGAAATATGGTAAATATTTTTTTAAACACAGATGGAATTTTAAGCCCAAGGCGCCCATAATTTTCAGTAATTGAAACACCTTCGTTTGCTAACCAGAAACAGATTGATCCATTCATCACATAATTTAGATTCATCGCTAGATCGATTCTGTGTGCCAATAACACCATTAAGAGCATTAACCCCTTTTTTATTAGACCCCAAAATCCAATACTGCTCTTTAAACCCCTTCCAGATTTTATGCTTGCTGCCACTCCAGAAACGTAATCAACAACAAATGCCCACAGCAAAATCTCTAACATACCGCTCCATCCTCCAAATGCATAAGAAACCAATGTGCCTATTACTCCAGATAATGTGTATAAGGGGGCGAAGTTTCTGTTAGCTAGTAGCCTCAAATTTAAATCATTCATTAATTGCACTCTCCGAAAACATAATAAAAGAGAGGAATGTTTCGTCCTCTCTTAATGAATTTAAAATATTATTACAAAGTTTCTGTTACCCTTTCCTCTGACGCTGATATAGCTATTTAAATCACCGACGTTCCTTTTCTTAATAAGGATTTCTGCGTTTAGATCATTTTCACCCGATACTCTGGGAGACAGCCATCCAAAAAGTTCAGGAGTATTGATTGTAATTCCACCATCAATTTGTTCGAATACTTTTACTATCATAGAACCTGGAATTTCACTTATATTTTTAACATCAATAATCGACTCTAAGTATTCTTTTTCCTTTACATATAAATAGCTTTCTGTATCACTTGTGTATTTTACGGTTAATTCAGCATCAATTTGAGGTTTTGAATAACCAAATAAAGCATCGATGTTATCATAGAAAGGGACTTCAATTAGAGATTCTAAATCACTCACATCAATAGCTTTAACTGTTAGGTATGAATTGATATCTGGTTTAGAAATTGAAACTTTAGACGCAAGCCATTCTTCTTGTTCTGATGATTTAACAATCAACTCGCCACTCATGAAGTTGCTGGCTTTGGTGTGATTCGATACAACTAAAATACTATTCAGTTCGGGACGATTGACACTGATTCTACCACTAATTTCGTCTGTCTTCCTATATCCAACTGTAATCAAAGAATCAATCGATGAATTAGCCGGAATCTTAACTGTGATGGTTGAAAACATGTCTGGTCTAGATGCGGCCACATTGCTCTTTAGATCAGAAAGTACGGGGTCTGCTATCCGGTGAACATAAAGACTTGACTCTAAATATTCAATTCCTACAGTACTTTTTACAGTAAGAACACCCGATAAATCTTTTCTTCCAGCACCATAAACAAAAACCTGAGATTCTAATTCACTTCGTCCAATACTGAAAACCTGAGAAGTTATGTACTCAATGATGAGTAGGGGCGACCTGTCTGATTCTCTTGTGAAGAAAGTAAATCGTTCATTTTCTTCTGTTGAGATAATAAAGCCATAATTATCTAATTCTTTTGACTGCCATCTCAAGGCTACATCTTTTATGTCAAACTCAACATATCTCTCAACAGTATTTACAGTGTATTGATCGACCAGTTTTTCAACTGAATTGGGTTTGTTTGCATCCGTAACACCCATTTCTCTCCAGATGGTATTTGGCTGGTGTAACTCCAAATTTGATCCATTGGTGAAATTAGCATAGTACAATCTTAATTTTGTATTCTCAATAAACTTTAGATCGGGAATAGAATTCTCAAAGTCTGCAAACTGTATAAACGACCCGAATGTTTCACCATCGCTTTGACCTGTTAACATACTGCGCGTATCGCCATAATTGATTGTGCGTAAATCTTCTCTGCTTCTTGTTGTAGCATCCGCAATGGGAGCAAGAGATACAATTTTTTTGGGAGCGCTCAACAGTTCAAACTTGCCATACATTTGATTGTGTGGTCTAACTTCTATGTATGATTCTAGGTACTGTACTGCAACAGCTTCAATGATGCTTTCAACATCACCATTCCCTCGATACATGACATCCATTGTGGAGTTAACATCGTGTTCGTTGGCTACTCTAGCTGAAATGCTAGACCTTAAATCATCACCAATATGTTGTTTGATTAAAAGAGTAGCTTCAATTTCGTCGTCCTCTTGACGATAAAGATTAAAACTTCCAGTTAATCGGCTAGAAAGTCTGTTTTTAACCGTAATAATACTGCTTATTTCATTTACTTCATCCACTTACACACTTCCTATCTCATTGTATTGAGATCATACTGGATCTGCCTTAGCTCTAACTTCAAATTCTCCATTTGGTGCTGCTGGAGCCTGAATATCTGTTACAATTCTTGTGTAAAATTCAAACTCTTCATCAACATTGAAGAACATATTGAACAATAGCGGATCTTCAGGAGCAAATGGAAAGTTTGAACGAGATAACTCAATCTTTACACCTTCAGGTAACTTGTCTTTTTGAACTTCAAGTATTAGATTTTGTAGTTGTACACCCAATTGATTCTTAACAATAACTTTTTGTTCTAGTGTAGTTTGACCAGCGATTATGTCTTCAAAATCCAAGTGTTTCAAAACTTCACCAATTGATGTTGAATAAAAATGTCCACTTTCATCTTTAAACATAATTCCGGAATAAGTTCCTACAAAAGTTGTCTCCCAATAATCTGTCTGACCCCAATAATCTTGAAACTCTACCCTTAACACATTTTCTTGTCCGAAAAGGATATTGCTATCAGATATGTTGAGTTGAATATTTACGGGGGCTGACAGCAAGGTAGAAAATCCACTTGAAGGATAGTAGGGGGAGTTGTTTAGTAGAACGCGATACTGAACTCTGCCTGCATCAACATCATCAAGAGTTCCAACAATTTTATTTCCTTGTAGAGAAACTTGAATCGTGGCCGTTGTATTCAACAGATAGAATGCCAAATTATCAAATTTAACATCATTGATTGGAGCACTTGAAATGACTTTAACATAATCTAACTGGATATTTTCACTACTATTGTGAATACTGTTATCCAGATAATATCCAATTCGATTTATTCCCGATAAATCGCTTTCTGGTATGGCATTAAGAATATCAATAGTCATTCCTTTTCTACAAATCAACTCAAAATTTCCCACATCAATAACTCTCCATTTATTGAATATGTATGTCTTCCAGGTTGTACCCGAGTCAAAGGAGACAATAAATCTTAATTTTCCGTCTTGTGCCTGATTTATTTTTTGTGCCACTAAAGATTTTACACTTCCATAAGATTTGAAGTCTGTTGCTGGCACAATCAATTGCTCAAATGGAAGAGCAGAATAAGTTAATTTGGGTTCATTTCCTGCTGTAACAACTGTATCACTCCATGTAACAACCTCGAAATCGCCTTCAATTTCATCCAAAGGAGTATAATTAGCAGTAAATTCGACATTCGCAGATGCTTTATCTGGATCGTCCGTATAGTATAAAACGTCTACGCTATTACCAAGTTCACTATATAAAGAGAAAGGTTCTGTTCTCATTGATACAGTAGATTCAGTTTGTGTTAGATTGTCTGTGTACTCTATAATTTTTATTTCTTGGTCTTCCCATTCCTCAAAAAGAGTAAACGGAGTTGTTTCAATATTAAATGATGTTGTTGTTCTGCTTGGATTAGATGAATAAAAATGTAATTCTACATTACCCTGAAGTGTTCCCCATGCTGAAAAAGGTATTTCCACTACTTTTAATTGAAAAACACCTTGATTCATAAAAACAGTTTCAGTCGGATATGAAGAACCAAGATCAATCCACCCATTTGAGTATGACTTATAACCAAGATCGTCTTTTACGATTAATTTGCCATAAATTACTGTTACATTTACACTAAATATCTTCCCTGTACCAATGTTTGTATTATTGTTGGCAACTAGCTCGTAATTGATATTGTCATAACTAACAAAAACACTGTACGGCTTACCGAAAGTTGTGTTAGCCCAATCAGTAAACTCTAGAGTAAAATTATCTTCGATTTCGAATTTAAAAACATAATACGCTTTTGCTGCACTTCCCGTATAATATGGCGCTCCTATGGATGTTGCACCAGTAAAGATTTCATTAATTCCATCTATACGTGCATTCATATTGTGATCAACGAGATTGTTTTCTTTATTAATTGGTAAATATAACCCATTCTGTTTTAATCGAACCCAAGAAAACAAACCTATGCTTTCAGAGTTGTTTGCCTGTGTCTTTATATAAATTGTTGTCATTTCATCTATCTCCCTTCTTCATAATTTAATCAACGATTACTTTATTTCTTAAGTAATCGATATGCTTTTAATTGGTCTTTTGCTTGTATCAATATTCTGTTTAAAAACTTTTCCGGAACCCAAATCACTTGACTGAATACTGATAAATACTGTAGAACTTATAGGGGAAGCCATATTTACTTCATCATTTTTATTCATCCCATACTTAGTAAACAATGATTCACTTGCAGAATCTATAGTTTTTAGCATAAATTTATCATCCTCAAACATCTCCATTTCTGAAATGCCAACAGCATAGCTGCTATGATATGACGATGGTATGGTTATCCTATATGTTCCGTATAAGACTTTATTGCTAAAACTATATGTTTGCTTTGTTGTATTATTTTGTTGAGTGCCTGTAAATAAGCTATCGAACTGAATGCCATCATTGGAGCCATATATAGTAAAATCTTTAATTGATGGATATCCTGTACTAACCTCATATGAAGTTAAAGATATTTTATTTATACACTTTTTTTCACTAAATTTAATTTGTAACCAATGGCCACCAGTTGGAATAGTCATTGAATTTGTAGACCATGAGGTAGTTGTAACACCATCGAATGCAAGATATGGATTACGTCCACTACTATAAGCATCGGCCGTTGTTATTTGAGTACTTGTACTATCTGAAGACATTGGCGAGATAATACTTACATTTTTATCAACCAGTTTTTTTACTGAATAATTTTTTTGATTTGTTGAAATCAAGAATTTTTCAACAGTTGATTGAGATAGATCATATGAATGGTAATCTAGTGGCATTTTATAAGTAAATGGAGTTGCCCCAAAATTAGCTGTAACAGTCGTTGGATTACCTGAACTAGCATGAAACACTGCTGCGAAAATAGGTGTTGTTAAAAGTTTAATGTTTGTATGAGATATACCTTGAGAAACACCATTTTTCCAAAATTCTAATGTACCGTCGTCAATATTTAGTAATACAGACGCAATGTCACCTGTTGAAAAGTTGCTGCCATAAGTGGTTGATTCGGGTTTTTTTTGTGGAGAAGTATATCCCATATACGCTCGTATATTACTGCTAGTTATGCTTATAAAACTAGTATTTTCAATAATCCCGATAAGGGAAGTTGCTGAGGTTGCTTTACTATCTATTTTTATTTCCCAGTAGTATTTTCCTGTTGTTCTCCCGATATTTACGCTATCAAATGCGTTGTTACTATCTAATTTAGCAGTCAGATTATTGTTGGAAAGTGTAACCGTTCCAGTTTTTTTACTACTATCAAAATATACGTTGTCTGCCATTTATGATGTCACCAACCTTTAGGAATAGAAGAAGGAGTTTTGTAATGATTAACTATAACGTGATCTTATTTACTTTCTTCTTCGATAAATCAATTGTATGTTCAAAACTCTTGCCCGAACCCAATCCAACATAATTCGATGTGATCAAACTTATAATACTTTTTTTACTTCCTATATTCATATTATCTGTTCCGTAATTTACAAACATTGCTTCGTTAACCTGTCCACTAATTACAGATAATTTTTCGTAAGTGTAACGATATGTGGTTAACTCTGCAAGCGCTACCCAATTCCCTCCATTATTTGAAGTGAAATTAAATCTGTAGTATTTGTATTTACCGTTTTCACTATCATCAAAATCATCAAAAATGATAAATCTTTTGATTGTACCTGAAGCCCAACTCGTTTGATTGCTCTCCGTTTTAATATTGACCCAACTCACATTATCTTTACTTCCTTGAACAGTCCAACTTTTCGGAGATCTATCTGTGAATGCTGAAAAAGGTAAAATGTCATAACAGTATAATCTTACGTGGTCACTAAAAATATAAGTAATTACACCAGATGTATTCAGTGCATTCCAGCCTGTGTTAGCATTATCATCAAATAAATATAGTGGGCTATAATTAGAACCGTAAGTTGTATCTGCTAGAGCATTATCTGGTTTTATCACTTCCATATTACTTGGTGGGGAATAGAGTTTATTATTTGATGAAAGCAAAGTTTTATAGTAATAGGTCTTTTCATAAAAAGATAATTCATCAATACCCCAGGAATTTGTTCCAAATCTAGTATTGCATTTAATTCTTATACTCGTCACATCGGTTGGAGTTATATCAAATGTAAGAGTGCTTGCTATTTGCGTATTACTGCCACTATGTAAAACTACCCAAGAGCCATTAACTAATCCTTCTAGGTCCCATGTATTCATATTGGTATATTGAACATCATAATATCCTATTGAAATAGTATATCTTGCAATTTTATAAGTTTTCGGAAAAGTAATGGTTAGGTATTCTGGTAAAGTGGGAACTGTGCTACTTCTATAATAATTTAAAGTAGTACCATACTTTCCATCAAAAGCATAATATGCGGCAGTGGTCGCTGTGGTTGACGTTAAAGTAAAGCCATCCTGACTATTAGATGACATAATTGGCACTATGCTAGTATATTTGGGCATATAATCACTCCTATCCTTAAAAGTCCTAACGCAACAAGGGTTAAAAAATCTTAGTTCTCAATTGGTTAAGTCTTACTTCACAATCAGCTTTTGAATTTCAAAATATTTATTTAGATCAATTGTTGTCTTAAATATCTTGCCGATTCCTAATGCGCCATTATTGGACATTGCTTGATTAAGGGTTGTTGCTTTTCGATCTAAAATTGACAAATCGCTCATGCCATCATTAACAAAAGTGTCTTTCGAAGGAAGAGTTGCTGATATTGTCTGCCATGCTGGAGGTATGGATGGTGTTATTCTAATTACTTCGAACATCTTTAGTTCGTTAACATCTGTGTACCCCGAACCCGCTCCATTCGTACTCCAGTTTAAACGGTACCTTAGATAACTAGTAACATTTTGTATATTATAACTTTTATCGGTGTATGAGGTTGACCACAATTGATTTTTTTGTGTATCCAAAACAATCCAATTTACACCATCATTTGATGCTTCAAAAGTCCAATCTTTCGGCATTTTATTCAGGTTGGCACTTGAATGTATGCTTCTTACAGCATATTGACCAATGACAATTGGAGAACTAAATTCATAACCTAAATATCCAGATGTAACATTACTAGCAGTTGCATATCCTTCTGTTTCATCTATTTGATTAAATGCCTTATACGCATCGTAAGTATCAGAGTATATAGAACTCGCAAACGCTCTTCCGCTGGGCGAAGTATTACTTGTCATTTTGGGTATAGCTGTTACTGAGGAACGTTCAATGGTTGGAGGGGCTGATTCTATCCATTTTTTATATACATTATTATGTTTAATTAAAGACTTATTCACACTCATCTTTGATCTCCTTTCTTTACGAAATATCAAATAAAGTTATATGCTATCTAATTCAAAGATATTTTGTTGATTTTCTTAAAACTGCTTTTCTGAATATTACAACTTAAAACTGTGCCCTCTTCAATCCATGTATCATCAATAATTGTAGGAGAAGAATATGATGTCTTTAGTTCCAATACTCCATTTGACGAATTTACATATGGATTTATATACTTGTTTGCTATAGTAAATTCATCAATTGTGAAGTTAGTGTTTCCGTTTCCTGCATATATGAATATTTTTATTCTGGCATAATATCCAACTGGTGTAAGAATACCTCCATCGGCATAATTTATTTCTTGCCACTCAGACCATGTGAAGCCATCGGATGACGACTGAGTGAAAATCTTTATGGTTCCTGTACCGACACTATTTTTTGCAATGTACTTAAAAGAAGTAACCTTGTCTGCAATTCGGATTGATTCTGAAATCCAATATCCTTCCGGTGGGTATATGGAAACATTATTATCATCTTTGGCGATCTCAACTAATTGCAGCTTGCCATTAAGAAAAACTGTATTTCCAAATGTGCCTTTACTTAAATCAATAGGTATCCCAATTTCTTGTGTAGCCATATTTCACCAACCTTTACATTAAGAAATTTTCAAAAAAGGTTCCACTAATATTGATGATTTCTGCACCATCGGACAACTTAAAAACAATTGAGTTGTATTTTACATCTTTATGCAGTCCACCTAGAAAAACTTCGATGGGGTAGAGGCTAGTCTGAATTGCAGTCCGAATTATATCGACTAACTCGGAACTTCCGGTCACATAGCTTGTTTTGTAAGTTCCTACTGGAACATTAAGAGCATACGAGTTTTCGGCAGAAAAAATAGTAATTTCATTATTAGAAGAAGTGATTACTACTGTTTCATCAATTGCTTTATTGCCCCATACGCGATTGTATATATCTGTATAGAATCCTTCCATTGCGAATCTTCCTTTCTATAGATGCCAATTTATTATTCCGGCTCTTTTCTCAATCAATGGAGCATGTACTTCATTTGCAACTAAGCCATTGACTCTAAAAACCAGTTTGCCATCCAAATCTTTATCTGCTGAAATCTTAACTTCCAGATACAATCCTTCATTTTTTCTTTGTGGGATATGAAGAATCACTCGTAGGTGTATATTTACACCCGCAAGTTCCATTTTCTTTTTATATCCAACGTTGTGAGATTCAATATGTCCTTTGATGCGACCTGTAGCGGTTTTACTCAATAGTTTTCCGTCTCCAATTGCATCTTTATATTGGATAATGTCATTATAAAGAAACGTTCTACCTGTTAATGGATACTCTATCTCATCAGCCATGTAGGACAGTTGTATTCGATTTTTATTAATGTTAAAAACGCCATTTGCAACGTCAAAATAAATTTGAGACCCCATGCCAACAAGACCAAAACGAATGAGTTTGTTTCGATCAATCGTATAAAAGTTATGTTCTTTTCTGTCATCGAAGTTAAACTCGGATAGATAGGTTGAATCGTAGTATTCAGCCAGCCAAACGAAATGTTGACCTTCTGGAACAGGTGAATACCTGTATTGTGGATTGCCAAAAATCATAAATGTTCCCCCATTGTATTGTGAGATAAACAGAAAAGAGACACATCATCTGTGCCTCTTTTGCAAATATGTATTTTTAATTATTAAACATAACGGTATGAGACCCGAATTTTAAAACTTTGCTGTCCGCTCTTAGCTTCAAGTGGTACATCTGCTTGGAGACTTACAGTGGCATAGTTACCAGCAGCATCAGTCGGATTACCATTGTTTTTAACCCCTAAAATTTCTTTTGCTGCTGGAGTAATAGGAGTAGGATAACTTACTCCCGCATTATCTTTCTTTGTAGAACCAGTTGTGCCTATTGGCTTGGAATAATCTTTACCAATTCGGCTCGATTCTTGTGATAAGTCTGTCTCACCAAGTGAATCGACTTGAGCATGAAACCAGTTATTCTTTACCACTTCAATTTCACTTCCAACCGTATTTCCCAGACCACCACTCATATCTCTTGTAGTGATTGTGCAATCTTCCATTTTAGATACATCTGTGGTTCCACCTTTATTATTCCAAATATTAAAGGTATAGACAGGAGAGAGGTCATCTGCGTCGATGACTCCAAAATTAAAAGGTGTTGAGACTGGCGCTGTATGCGTTCCATTCATCCATGTAACGATAGGTACTGGCATTTATTATTTCTCCTTTATATTCTTATTTTTAGGTTTATGGTGATATTATAAATACCCATTCCTTGAGTATTCATGTTGATTCGAAAAATATCTCCAGCTTCAATCGTTGTATTCTTAAATGTGATTAACTTGTCATCGAAGTGTTGATTGGGTTCAAATCTTAATCTTCTATCCGTGATTTCAGTCCAATCCGTTAAGTTTCTAGACTTTTCTAAAGAAATCTGAGAAGCCATTTCACCAGCGATCTCACAATATCCTGTCATTTCTATCAATTGTCCATTAAACGGAAACGGAATAAAATTCTCAATTACTCCTTGAACTGCATCGGGGAGTGAAAATGAAATAATCCTATCTTTTAATGAGTCAGGATAGGATTTGAGTTTCAGATAATCTGCAACAGACATTAATCCATCTTTAAATTCATTTACAACTTGTAAGTTAGAACCGAAGATGTCTATCTCTATCCAATCATTACCATCAAACCGATATCTTTTACCGTCTGTATATGTTTGTACTGTCCAACCAACGGAAGGGGAGGGATATGTAGTGTATAAATCTTTTTGTTTTGCAACCGGATTTTTAAACACGAGGCGAGTGGTATTATAGGCATCTAAAGCTAAATCGGCAGCATTATTAGCAGCTTCAGCAGCAGTGTTGGCATTATCGGTAGATAATCTTGACTCATCAATCACTACTCTTGCCTCTGATAATAGATTTTCAACTTTATTGATCAGTTCGTTATTTTCAGCAAGTTTGGTTTCTACTTCGGTAATATAGTCTTGTAGAGTGATAACGACATCTGGATGACGGCTAACCATAGCATAAATGCGTGAAGCTGGATACATGATTAATCCGCGACCTTTATACCGACATAATTGGGTTGTGCCTTCAAGTGATGGATGAAACTGCACCACGCCAGTCGAGTAATGCACAAGAAACTCATTTTCTGCAATTATTTTTCTCTGTTCAAATATTTCTTGATCGATCTCACTCATTCCAGAAATGGTTACACGCTCAGTCATTGAGGGGATTTCCCAAAGTGTGATTATTCCATTAATAACAGGCAAAGAATCTGCTCTGTCTTTAAAAGGATCTTCTGGTGTACCCTTTCGAGCAATTATAACTAGTGGGTCATTATACTGTAACTGAGTTATTAAATCTGGCAAATAATCACCTCCTTATGCAAATTTAAATTGATAACGAAGTTTGATATCGGCTTTACCAATGACCTTCAAAATGTTCTTACCAACCGGGAAAGATAGATAGTTATCGTTAAAGTCTTTATATCTGTATGTAACTGCAAGGCTGGTTTGTATATCCTGTCGATCATTGTTTATATAGACAGTTTCACCATCGACGAGCGATGTGAATTTAAATTCGTCATCATTATGTGATAAATTAACAATACTAAAATCCCCATTTTCAACTTTGGTAATCCAAATTTCCGGACTACAATTTTGATCACCTTTGTTATCAAACAAAAGAATGGGTTCAAAATCAAAGTTAATACTCTTGAATTTTGGCTTTGTATTATAAGAATCTGATCGAATGAGAACCCTATATACGATTTGTAGATTATACAAACTCATGTCCTCATTAATTTCAGGTATGTTTCCACCATTTGTGCATTCTCTCCACTCAGACCAATTATAACTATCTACTGTATATCGAGTTTGCACAACAACAGAGCTGCCATCAGGTACATCAGCATTCCAAGTTATTTTACTGATTACTCCATCGGCCTGAAGAGGAACAGGAAAGGAGGGAGAAGTATACACTCCGCTTAGGTTAGTTAGTTGTGACCATCTACTCATATTATCACTCAATCTTTCCAAACGGCCTAAACAGTGCGGCTGTACCCGATTCTTTCCACTTTGCTATTCGATACCCATGCCAAACCGCATTATTATCATAAGTGGTAGCACCATCTACCGTTGACCAACTCGGTTCTGTATTCCCCGATTCTCCTGGTTGAATGCAAACATAAAATCTTCCGTTATCGACAGTTGGCAAAGCGATATCGTTAATGCTATATAGATGATTTGTTAGCCACAGATTTCCGCCACGCACATCTTGGACTTGCCCTCCAGATGATACAGGGAAAATGGGTTCAGTTACGCCAGAATATCCCGTCTGAGTGCAGGTGTAATAGTGACCATTATCATTTTTAGGAACAATACAATCGCCATTCGAGTAAGATTTAATACTAGCCCATATAGGAGCAGCAATTCCTGTGCGTATATTAACCCATCCCACATATCCACCAATAGACAACAGATTTGTATAGATAATATGCTTGTTATTCCAAGTTCCGGATGTGGGGGAGGTATCTGAGTAATCTGGAGATACATCATCAAGTTTCTGGAAGCTCGAAGCAATGGCATTTAAGGTTGATTCGATTTCATCTGTGGTATAATCTGGTTTTACTAATCCTAATTTTGTAGTGTTTGTTGACATATTTTACTCCTTTCTTAGTTTATAATTATCGTCTATGTGTATGACTGATCTAGTTCATACCACTTCATTATAGGCGAGAAGTCACTCCATTTTGTACGATGCGTATTTAATATCAACCCACCATCTGTATCCACAATAGTTGATTTATGCTCACCCAAGGAAAAGTTTGAAATATTATTTGAATATGTACCTTCTCTCCATTTGTAGATTGGAGAAGTCATAACGGGAGAGCAAGCATAAGGAGAGTCACATCTAAACGACAGTTTGATATATCCTTGTTTGAGACAGTTGTGTACAATAACAGGATCATCAACTACCAAAGCATAGTAAACCTTCTCTGGATTTACACCATTCTCATTTGTAAAATACAACTCTTGATAATACTCGTGACTGGTTAGCCATCTTGTCACCTCATTTATTTTATCTGTGTCCCATGTATCCATAAAAGCAAAATTGACAGATAATTTTAATGGGTCACGTTTGAGGCGCTGGAAATATGGTTTATCTCTTCCCTTAGCCGTTTCTTCAATCACCTCTCTTGATGCAGTAAAAGACTCTTCTTGCATACCACTATCTAAATTGACATTATAAATACCGTAATCAACCGATTTTTTACCAGCATATGAGAAGAAAATGGAATCACGTATTGTCATTTATTCACCTCGCTTTATAGATTAATTAATGAACTACCATCAGCAATTGTTGTTGAATTACCCAGACAGGTTGTAACTTCTGAGCCAACAACAGCGATGAGTTGACCATTTAATTTTGCATTTTTACTATTTCCTCCCGTAATAGAGCCTTGTCCGCAACCTGAAATGGGGGAGGTTGCGGTATATCTTGTTGTATCTGTTGAAGTTGGAATTGGTGGGTCTGCAATCCAAGATTCAGTAGTCGAGTCTCCGACTTTTGCTACACTTGTTCCATTGACCTTCATTGAATTCGAACAAATAACAGTACCCGTTATTTTTGCACCAGTACTACCGCTTCCACCATCAACCCAACCATAATGTGAGACATAGGGGATCGGATCTCCATTTGAGTCTGTACCTCCACCTGTGTAATATAGAAACTCATAGTTCTCGATGGAGTAGGTTACATGTCCTGGTTTAGTTGATTCTGTAATGTTTGAACCATTGATTGCAACATTGGCGATAATAATCACATCCTTGAAAAAAGACATAATAAAAAACCCTTGAAAATAAAGGGTTTTTGAGAGTATATTTCTTGATAAAACATGACTTTCATGAGATTGCGTTTTCACATCAAAAACCACTTCGATAGGAAGTGGTTAAAAGTTAAATAATTCCTGAAAACTTATTTTTGAATTCAATTTCTCCGATGCGTTCAAGTAAATAATCTTTTATTTCAAGTTTACCTATCATATCTTTGTAGTCGTAATCCTCATTCTTTATTTCCGTGTATAATATATCGATCGAATCATTAACATGCATATCTTTATCTACTGATATAATATAAGGTAGTCCATTATTTATAGCAGTGGCGAGTATCATGGCATCTGCCGATGCAACTGAAGTATCAGTCATTAATTCAAATATATCATCAACAACTGATGCCGTACATTCAAAAAGAACCATTTCTTTAACAAACGTCTCAATTTTAGATATAGCTAGAGAATTATACTTTTTTAATATCTCAGGTTCCTGCTTAATAATCTTTCGGCTCCAATCAATTTTGAACCGGAATTCTTGTTTTTTGGGCTTAGTATCATCTGGATTAGCTAAAATGTATTCAGTAAGTTTATCATCAATATATAACACTCTTGCCAAAGAATTTATTAATTCGACAATCACAATTTCTGATGTACATAACATTTTTTCATTTTTTATTAAATATGTAATAAGCAAAAAACATGGAAGGTGCTTTATGTCATTCTCATAAAAGTACGCAACTAAGACATTTGTATCAATAAAAAAAGCATCTTCCCCTTCAACGAGAGGTACAATGCTTTTCCCAAAATCTATCTCAGATAAAGGCATTATTTACCTCGAACTTCCCGGCAAATTTCTTGAGCATCAATGACGTTTCTTGTTTTAATTGATCCTCCAGCCTTAACCATCTGATTTCTTTTCTCTTCAGTCATTTGTTTCTTTTTCTCAGCTATTTTAGCAAGTGCAGTTGGTGACATTTTTCTTCCTCCCCTTTTCCTATCCATAGAAACACCTCCTAGAAAGATCCTAGCAAATGTTCTAAGCGAATACATGCACATCATGACGAGGCGACAAGTAAATTTTCTGACAAATTTCTCTCTTGAAAATTATCTCAAACAGGTATAAAAATAAGCTGTCTTGATATACTAAATAATGAGGAAATCTGTCGTATCAATTTACCTTGTCAAGTGTGTCGCGAGAGCCGCAGTGGGCGGTGCTCGTCGCACTTTTATTATAACACGTATCATATAATTATGAACCACAAATTAACAAATTTCGTGCGTCAAAATAAGGAGTTTTTTGGATACAAAATGAGCGTTGTTTATTGATTGAATTTTTGTGCTTCAAAAAAATCACTTTTAATAGAAACGTTAAAACGCATCAAAAAACCAACACAATTTGTATTGGCTTGGTGGATGAGGAGTTTATTCTTGGATTGCTGTGACAATGCCATTCTCTAAATATACGTAGCGGTAATCTGAATATACCCATTGCTCAGATGTACCCAAAGCTGTGGTTGTTTTGTTAATGTCTGTTGGTTTGCCCCAACGGGAATTTTCTAATTCTGATCTAGTCATGCCGATATAGGGAAGAGGTTTTTGTGCTTCTGCTTCCTTACTTTGTTTAATTTTCTGATAGAATTGGTAATCTTCATCCCATTCTTCTTTGGTTTTTAGGGCTAATTTTTGAGTTGAAATCAACTCTGAATAACGTCCATTATAATTAGTTGGTATTTGCCCAAGGTAATAAAACATTGTATCGTCGTCACCGTCTTGGCCCGCAATGTGCGACCGAGCGAAGTTGTAAAGTGCTTTTGCATCTTGATCAGAATCAACAGAGAGAATTGTTTCTGTAGCGATTGTGTTAAAATCACCGTTGTCCAATGCTGTTGCTATACGATCCCATCCATCTGAAGTCATAGCACGATTCTGTCCGCTATTTGTTACGGTATCCTCTTGAACTTTACTAGCATTATCATAATAGATATTTCTGTCCTGTTGGAATTCGTCTATAAAGTCATTAATCTGCTTTTTGAGTTCATCACTCATTTTTTCTGTATTTAATTTATTTATTTTAGCTAAGATCGGCTCATATAACTTTGGCCCTTCGGTGCTATTCTGTAGATTAATATAATCAATCCTAATCTCAGCATATGATTGAAGCGTGGCAATTTCAGGATTGTTTGATTTTAAAGTGTTAGCATATTCTTTGGCTTTGTCCCATGATTTGCCAAGTATGTACTCTGACATCTGTTTTACTTCTGGAGATATTGTAGGAGATGGAGATGCAAGTGTTTGAGTAGCACGAACCTCTTCAACAGTACTTATAGTAGCATCACTGTAATTCTTGCTACTGCATCCAGTTATTACAGCACCTAGAGCAATTGTTATTACAGTATATGACTTAAAAAAAGTCTTATTTCTGTCGTATCTCATTAATAGACCCCCAGACAAATGATTAGTAATATATTACCATCACTGTATCTTGAGGTCTATAACTTACGGAACGTTTAAAGTTGTATAATATGATAACAATCCTAATTTCGACAACTCTTCATCCAGGATTTCCTCAATTCGATAATAACCCCACCAATAGGGGATGCGAATGAGGGGGATGCTGTTGATTTGGGAAGTTCAAATTTAGAAATACTCATTGATTTTTTCTTTGAGAATAGTCCGATCCCACAAAATTACGTCATTTGAATTTGCTAATTCCATCGCAGAATCTGTAAAGTAATTATTGGTCACGACAATTGCTTTGTTTAGATTGTAGTGTTTAACTCCAGCAACAACTTCTTGAACAGCTTTATTTGTAATGGAGTTAGAATAACACTTTGCTTGAATGCCAATTTTGATCAGATTTTTCTCAGCAATTACATCGATTCCTTGATCTCCTGAACCCTTAGTTACTTTTGTTGAGTATCCCATTTTTGTAAACAGGGTTGAAATAAAATACTCAAATTCATGTCCATCCATTAGGTCAATATCATCAATAGATATTTTTGACGCTTCCTGTGGAGTTCGTGTCAGAGCCTGATGAAAACTATTCAGTTTAACTTGTTCTTTTGCTTTTGAAATCTCTGAACAGATATACTTATACATTTCTAAGAAATTTAATTTAAGCTCAGGAAATCTAAACATACAATAATAAGACAGAAGGGAGGCATTGACCATTGAATCGGAGTTTACTGTATCAATAGTGACAAATGCTTCGGCGCACTCTTCAATATTGTTGCAACTGTCTAGGTATTCTCCATATTCTTTATTGAGAGTGCTAGAGAAATGAACCACAGACAACTCTTTCATCAATGTCCATGTAAGAAAGATGCATTGTTCTGTTGGAATATTTACTTTTTCACATATGATTTGATTCAACATCGAGAAATCATTATTAAAAAAAACAGATACCTCACTAAATACTTCGTCGAACTTAGCATAGCGTGAATCATTAATAATAAAGTCAATTCCTTTTCTGTTTTCAGTAAAAAGCTTTTTCTCAAATGCACAAAAATAATCAATATCAAGAAAATGTTTTATGTCACAGTAACCAATAAAATTCCTAACCAGATCAATTATTTCTTCGTTGATTTTAAAGTCATTATATTGCTCAGTTATAGTGGAGCGAAATTGTTGTCGACGTTCTTCTAAATTTTTATTTAATATTTCAAAATGATTCATTGTTTTTGGAATTTGATCTTCTTCGAGAACATATTGACCGTTAATCAATGAACGATAATAGTTAACCATGAAATGACCGATAATATCTTCGTCTTCTTGAACAATAGCAAGAAAAGAAAAATTTTTATTATCCTCTAGATGAATATAGTATTTATGCACTGTTGAAAATTTGCACTCTGATAGGTTTCCATTAATGTTTAAAATACTATAACTGTAATTCTTAAAAGTTAGTTCTCCGTGCTGAAAAGATTCTGTTTCATCATCATAATATCTAACTTTACCCACCGAAGTAATAATTGGATCAGAATTAATTGAATCTATATCGATTTCATATAGGTTCTTCATTTTATCCCTCCATATGTCCAAGTAGTAATATTTTACTATTGTTGTTAATGAGGGACTATAACTTAAGTAACACTTCTGAATAATACACAGTAGTTGCCGTTCTTATACCGCAGCAATGGATGTTTCTTTTTTTAGCTTTTCAATGATATATACTTGACCTTTTGGAGTAACCTTTGTTGTTCTTGATAATTTAATTCCATATGACGTATTTACATTTTTCTCTTCCACTACAAACAGATTGAGATTCATCGCATACTGTGATGGTTCTCTTTGATCATTTAAAATGAGTTTCCATTCACGAAGTTTTTGATATAATTTTTTCTCTCCAATATTTATTCCTTGATCTTGAACGATTTTAGACAGTTCACGAACAAGGATATTATCTTTGGACTTTAAAGCAGTCTCAGCAAATGCCACCAAAGGCTTGGTTTCTTCAATTCGTGTTTGAAGCTTTTCGTTTTCTTCGACCTGTTCGACTAGAGCGATGAGTGCCTCTTTGTACGTAACTGGAAGGAGTTTAGTGGTTTTATTTTGCAGTTCTTTTTTCATTCGATTAAACTCATTAATGTATTTTTCCTTGAATTCGGAAGCAGTTTTACCTGTATATCCCATAGCCAAAAAAACAAATCCATCTTGAGTCATTATCATTTTGGGCATTTTTCGACCTTGTTTATTGATATAAAATGACTCGGCAAAATTGCCGACCCGGAATTCTTGGCTGCAATCCAGATCTCTGATGTCTCGCATTACTCGTGCTGGTTCTTTTTCGAATGCTTCAGCTACTAGCAAACTATCGGTAACTAACTGTCCATCTTTTTCAAATACCAATTGTAATTGTTCCATCCTTGAATCCTCCGTAAAATTTATTAATCTCCAAAAGCAAGTCGCAGGGCAACAAGGAAGACTTCCCCATAAAGCTAAAGCACTCATAATCGCTCCAACCCACAACCTCCTCATATTCATATGTATCCTGTAATCCCATCTGCTCCAACATATCTAAAATCAAATTCTTGAAGTCATATTCAGGGAGACTTTCACCAAATTTCTCAGTAGTGTATAATTTGAATGTCAGAGCATCTTCCCCAAGTTTAATATTGTTTTTAGCTTCGGAACATGAATTGGCAATGGTGTGCCATGTACGTCCAAATTGATCTAGAACATAATAGATGTTACTGTCTTCATTTACTTGTGATATAAATTGCACTTTAGTACGCAAGTTATCATCTCCTTATACGTTATAGTGTAATATTACATTAATAAGTATAAGTGGTCAATGATATTTTTTACCATTTTATAACATTTGACTATATCTATTTTTCCCTTTACAATATATAGAAGGAGGTTGTGCCGTGTCGTTCATTAAAAAAGAAATTCAATTACTATTACTGCAAAAAAATAAAACCATGTCACAATTAGTTCTAGATATTAATGAAAAATATGGCCGAGAAGATACTGTGCAAAATTTAAACAATAAATTAACTCGTGGAACTATAAAGTTCTCAGAGATAAAAGAAATAGCAGAGGTATTGGATTATAGACTTGCTTGGATTCCAAATGATGTACATATTGAAGCAGGGATGAATGGAGTTTATTATTCTTCAAGTGCTAAATTAAATAATAAATAAAGAAGCATCCCAATGAGAGATGCTTCTTTATATTTGTTCTTCTGATGCTACAGCATATAAGCAAACAATGAATCATATGTCGTTGACTTGGGATCAGCATAATCTATTGGGCGCTTTCCCGCATTGTCTTTAATTGTTGGGTCGGCTTTATAATCCTTAAGTTCTCCCAAATAGAAAATTCTTTCGTTAATTACAGCCAGATGAAGCGGCGTCCGACCATCGTTATTCTGCAAATTTACGTTTAAAGCATTCACCTTGATAATTGAATAAACAGCAAAGTTATCTTCCAAAACGACATAGTGTAGCAAACTATTTCCAGTCTCTTTGTCCTGGGAATTTACTGTTATCTCTCCTGCTGCTATTCCTGCTTTCACTTTAGCGGCGTCTAACTTACCATCGGTTGAGTATTTACCGTGTAGATTCTCCACGTACTGCCCTCCTGTTGTTGTTGTGTTTACTGTGCCTGCTCCAGTACCCACCGAATTGGTAGTCACTGTTTTGCCCTCTGTAAATGCAACTGCCGAAGAAGTCACGCTTGAAACGCTGTAGCCAAAGCTTGCCGCCGCATCTCTAACGGGAATGTAGAGTTTGTTCTCTACATTCATAGCTGAGATTGAAGCCTTTTTACCATCAACGTCTATAGTTACGGCTTTTGGCGTAGCTTTAAGATAGGTTGCAGCTCCAGCAACTCCTGAAACAGTAATCACTATTCCTGTGAGCAACCCGATACTGAAAATAGAAATCTTTTTCATATTATGTACCTCCCGATTTTATATGGTATATGCCGAAATACAGTATATACCATATATATCGGCAATTAGGATACATTTCTTTAGTTTTCAAAATCAAAAGCTTGGGCTTTAAACTTCATATTTCTTCCAGCTTCCTGATTAAAGTCTCTAGTTGCCTTTGCAATAATGTCTCCATCTGGTGTCATTTGAAAATATGAACCAGTTGTGTGTGAAATCCGACAAGTACCATCTTTAATGACTACATTATAGTCTTTGGAGGTAAGAGCTATTTCTTTATCTTCTGATTTTACAAATACGCCATCATCGCGTAGGTCAACTGATCTTTCTTGACCATAGTTGCTGCTCCCATAACTAACTTTCCAACCACCATTGTACTTATAAATTCTAGCTTTGGCTCCGTTTGGAGTACCGTCACCAACCCCCATATCAATGAATGGATTTGCATCATTACCATCACCGTCGAATCCGGCTCTCATTTTGACTAACTTATTATTTTCATCAGAAGCATATTTATAAGCGGGCCACGGAGTTACATCGGCAGTCATTAATCCTGTTTGGGACGAATCAACCCAATACATCAACTTATCATTCACACTAATTTGCTCACCTTGAACAACGTGTCCCGTTATCCAGTCAATGGTTTTTCCTTGTATCTCTATAAAGTTGGACCATCCTGCAATAGCCTCTCTAGTCATAGTAGACAAAGACTTGGCTATGATATCACTAATGATTCCATATTCAGCACTTACCATGTTGGCGCTAATCAATTGTGCATCAAGGGCCGCAATTCCTGTGGCGCTCCAGTTGTTAAAGTTGATAAGATTTTGTTCACTATCGATCATTAACTCATTATTGCCATTAGTAACAATTAACTTCTTGAATATTGCAGTACCATCCATCTTAATCCAAGCAGGAGCGTCGAAGGGTTGTTCGGCGTGGAGACCAGCCCAAAATCCCATATTCATGCCAGGAAATAGCTTCATAACGCCTCCGTCAGGAGATCGCAATGTAATAGAAGCACCTTCGATCCCACCATCAGTAATGAATGAGTTGTTTATTTTTATCCCTTCGGCATGCACTATACCCGATGTATCTGCCCAGAAGACATCAACCCAGTTTGGGTTTTCAGCAGTATTTGTATTACGTTGGACAGCAAAACCTTTGATGGCATTCATAACAGTTCTATACATAACATCGTTTCGAGTTGCCGTAATACCATTAACCGAATCTATCAGGACATTATTATAGTAGCTTCCAAGTTGTACAGAACTATACTTTATAGAGTCGTTAATCCCCTGCACGATTCGCACCACTTGATCATAGTAATCCTTAAACTTTCGAATAAACTCATCCCGATCAATATCCGATGTTTCAGTCATATTAGACAACAATGGTGCTAGATATGTAATCAACGCATTATAAGCAGCCGTAAAAGGTGGAATATCGATTCGTACTGTATCGTCTCTGCTTGTGGTTTTGTATTGTTCGGCTTGATCAAGTAGTTTGACATACTCACTCATAATGCGGGTACGCTCACCTAATACTTGCAGCTTTTCAATTGCCGTCAACTTCCCGTCCGTGATGATATTATCAAACTTACCGATATTCATTTCTTTGGTGTATGAATCTAGCAATAACTCATCCTGGTCAGAAATTATTTTGAGACGTTTTGTCGTCATGTCCTCGCTATATAAATATCCATTGTTATCTACATTGAACACGTCTACTAACGAATATCCATTCCAACGCTGAATCTTAAATCCGTCCTCGCTATTTGCTATAACTTTATTGATAAGAGTAGAATTAACATCATTACCATTGTAACGATTTATAACCATTCCGAATTTATCAGGATTTTCTTCGTATAAGCCAAGCATCATAGCAATACGTCCATAGCGGTCTTTTATAGTTGTGCGTGGACCTTCCATAAGCCAAATCCCCGCCGAATCACCAACAATTACGCGCTGCGATAGGATAATTTTACCATATAATGTCTCTGCAATAATCCCATCGGCGGTTAGGGCGGTTTCGTATCGCTCTCCCCCACTCTTTGTAATTCCTATTGCTCCCGCAGTCAGTCTCAGAAAGCGAAGCGAATCGTTTGGATCTGTGATCGTGATGCCACGATTGTCCGTTGTCACTGTATTATTAACACTCATATTAATCTGATTGGTCACACTATCCCAAAACTGGTCAAACAACAAACTCATATCTGATACATCAGTTACGGATTTAAGCCAATCTTTTTTATTTGCATCAATTGTGGTAGATGTATTTGCGCTCTTCTTTAGAAAATCATTTAGCTTACTAGCCGCACTGCCGTCGTTTCTGACATTAGCAAGAGTAAGTGAAATCTTCTCGCCTTCAAAGTCATAATTGATTTCAGTTATTTTGGCTTTTACGTTTACACCGATTCGCTCATACTTAACGGATATTTCATCTCCAAGTACAAGTTTATCCCATTTTGATTGTTCTTCAAAGACATTGAGGAAGTTCACCACATCAACATCCATAGACATTTGGGGAACTTTTACTTCTGCAAAGTTTTCTTCTCCAACTTTCAATAAATCTTCTGCTTCAATACAGTTATCATTCTTATATGTACCAACTTTAACGAATCGTTGAAGTTCGATTAATTGATCTGGAGTAAAATTGTTACTGCTGGATAGAAGGGTTTGGAGGCTATTAATTTGTCCAAGAACAATATTAAGATATCCGGTTTGTTCTGTAATCTCAGCATTCTTTGCATCAATTTGCATCTGTTTATTATTTGGGCAATAACGCTCAATAATGGCAGTATCGTTATTTGCAGTTGAGTATTCAGATTCATTAATAGCCGTCACCTGGATATTAACTGTCGCATTTCCATTACCACCAATAGTTACGCTAGAATTTGTAACATCATCAACTTTACCAAGCATAATCCATGTGTTTGATGTAATAAATTTTTGCTCCCCGTTAAGATAGATTTGCACGTTGGAAGCATTAGATACTTTAGCCATCACAGCATATGGATTCATGGTTTGAAGTGAATTGAAATCAACAGTTTGGGAAGCACCCTGATAATCGACATTTTCAAAGAACATAATGGGATTATTGTTGTTACCCAGTTGATAGTTATCGACGATGTTATAAATAACCTTCAATTGATTTTGCAGATCAACCAGTTCAAAATTTTTTGTGCTGATTACTGTTGTGTAGCCGTCTCTAGCCGCTTTCAGTAACTGGAATTGGTCTTTATTATGCTCAACCAACTCCTGGTAATCCAATATGGCATGACAAAGTGAGTCAGACATATAATCACTATGTTCGATTATGTTTTTATTCACACCGCGTTGAAAAGGGAAGATAAAGTAGCTATAATCCTCCAAATAACTTTTTCCTGTTGGAGAAATGGCGTTAATGGTTAATCCATCTTTACCTTCTAAATACAAGCGGGTAACCATTTCATTAGCATCTGATTTTTTATCAAAGCTCTTCAATAAGCTCTCGTATGAAAACATCAAACCTTTATCCTGTCCGAATAACTCAACTTTCTTTAATCCAACGGTTTGATTTTCAGTATTAAATTGGACAACAGCGTTATATGTATTGGCTACATCGTAGATGGAACCAAGTAGCTTGTTGTCTAGAAATTCAAAACTTCGTTTAGATAATTCAAAATCAACATCAACATCTCCGATAGCCCATGTAGTTTCATTCAGCATTTCTGTCAATACAGTTCGAGCGCCCTTAGATTCAGTCATATACCCTTTTAGGATGCGCTGTGATAATTCAAATTCTAATCCTAGAGCTGTAACTTGTTTATAATCGCTATCCTCATTAGCCACTTCATTGACTGTAGTAATCATAAACCATTGAGAGGACTTACCAAAAACCATTTTAATTAAATAGTTTTCTTTCACCATATCAATGTGTTTGTTTTTTGATAATACATGATTGGTATCAATGTAGTAGGGGATGTTTAGCGACAATTCACTTGTTTCATTTACGGGGGTTTTAAGGCTATCTTTGTATGCCTCACTTAATTTCCCAATAATCTCTTTGTTTGGTTTAGCTATAAAGTAGCTAGGCTTATACGGTTTCTTATAATAATCTATATCTCCTAGCATAGAACCTCCATATATAAAGGACTGCCCAAAATAGAGCAGTCCCAAGTTTTTTACCATCCACTTTTAGTTTTTTTATTCCAGATATCAGAAATAGCATCAGTTACAATCTTAGCGCCAGATTTGTCTCCCGTAATTGAATCAATGTTTATGGTCAATGAATTACTTGCGGGTTGGAGGGAGGTAGAATTAAAAATGCTAGAGCTATTTAGCGCAGAGAATGTGCCACTCAAATTTGACATAATGTTACTAGCAATTTCGCTAAAGAAATCTCTTGGTTTATCTAGAACAACTTCGCCTTTCTTAAGCAGAGCAGGAACCTCGAAGTTTTTCCACCACTTCTTCGTACTCGTTCCATCTACACCAACTTCTCCACCAGTATGATAAGTAGTCAGATTCTTTAATTGATCATAAGTTCCATCTATAAATCCATACTGTTTACGATAAATTTCATTTGCAGCATGTAATTTTGCTCGTTGCTTTTCCTTTTCTTTGTACTCAGTGGAATCAGACTTTAACGACTTCATCTCAGTTTGAAGACGTTCGGCAACTTGCTTATTACCTAAATACCGCATCCATGCAGAATCTCTCTCGGCTGATTTTGAATTTGAGTTGTTGTTTGTACCAGTATTGTTCGAAGAATTATTGTTGTTGGTACCATTACCAGAAGTATCACCTGCACTACCATTACCTGTACCATAAGGATAATCCATAGCATAGTTGAAGTCTTGAGTTTCACTATATTTGAGATTATCTTTAATCTTTTGACTAGAAATAGTAGAGTCATCTTCTAGTTTTTTAAAGAAAGTATCATATGCGCCCTTGATAATGTTTAACTGATTTTGGATTTGCACAGCATCATTACTCATTAAGGCTTGCTTCATATTATAAAAATATTGTTCATCATTAAGTAGGCCATCATAATAGTCATCATTGATTTTCTCAAGATTCTCAATATTTTTTATAACTGCTGCATTCTTTTCGTCTTCAAGTTTCTTCTCTTTATCAACAGCATTTTGACGATCTTCCAGTTGGTCAGATAAACCATCTTTACGGATTGTAATTTCTCTGTCGCGTTGAAGCTTAGTGATTTCTTCCGCTTTAGCGTCAATCTCTTTTTGTAGATCAGCTCGTTTTGATTTAGCTTCAAGAGAATCATCCAGAAGGAGGGTGCTGAATTTACTATCAAGTTCTGACTTTTCTTTCTGGAGTTTGGATAACTGGTCTTGATAATCTTCGGATGCAACATCACGATCTAGAGATTTAGATTGTGCATTAATGAGGTCTTGGAATGCTGACATTTCGTCATCAAGATTCTTGATCCGATTTTCGTGACGCTCATTTTCTAAATCCTTTTCCTTTTCATATGCATCCTTTTGGAGTTTTTGTTGCTCCTGAAGCATGTTCTTGTAGTCTTCAATAACTCTGTTTGCATATTGTTCCTTTAGTGATCTAACAGCTTCGGCATAATCATAAAGACTCAAGGTCAGTTGTTGCAGTTTTTTCTTGTGTTCGTCTCGTGCTTCAGCAGTAAGCTCTTCATTTTTAGATTGAGTCTCTTCATAGGAAATTAACTGTTTAGTAACAGCGATTCTATCATTTTGAAGAACGATTTGATTTTTAACTTCCTGATTGTACTCAGCAGATCCTTCAACATAACTTTTCATCTTGGCTTCAGATAGGTCTAGTTGGTCGTTGATGCCAGAGAGTTTTTGTTCGAGAGGGTAGGATTTTGACTCGATTAATTCAGCGTTCAAACCTTTAATGGAAGATGTGTAGTCTTCTTTTTTTAACTCTTCTAATTCTTGTTTTAGTTGTGCAACATAAGCGGGAGCAAGTTTTCCATTCTTGATCAAATCTTCATAAAACTTAATCAGATTGTCGTTGGAAGATTTTTGCTTCTTTGTTGTCGCTATCTGATAGTTAAGTTCTTTATTATACTCCGCTGTGCCTTTAGCAAATTGCGCCATTCTGACTTTTGATTGGTCAATTGAATCTCCATAATCCGAAATGGCTTGCTTGGATTGTGCAATTTGACTCGTTAGATTCGTAACCAGTTGAGAGTTCTTGTCAGATTGAATGTCTTTCCAATCGGTACTCAGTTTTTTGAGAAAATTGTCATAATCTTCAGACTGAACACCTAAGGCATTCATCATATATTGAAGTTGATTCTTTTCCTCGTGCTTAAGATCCTGGATTTCAGTCTTAAGGTTAACTTGTTTATTGTTTTCTTTTCTCCACTCAACAGAGTTTGGATCTAAAGTATCTTGTAGGCGTTTTGAGTCGTCAATTTTCGTCTGAACATCAACAATTAGATTCTCATACTGTTGTTTCTTGCCATTTAGTTTCTTTATATAGGCATTATTTAGATCAACATCAAGGTCATCTCTCTCTTTTAACTTCTGCTCTTTAGCATCAGCCATATCTTTAGCTGTAGGAGCATCAACCTTAACTTCAACAGTAGTGTTTCCTGTTTTTTGAGTTGTCTTCGTTTTCCCGTTACTTGAAGCATTTGAAGACGATGTAGAAGAGGTGTTTGAATTAACAACCCGTCTGGCACCTTCATATCTACTAGCCCAGTAAGAGCTGTCCAAACTAGATTCTTTAAGACCACTGTTGCCCATTTGAATAAACTTACCGTTACCCGTGTATATACCAACATGGGAAGCAGACTTACCCGTAGTATTAAAATAGACAAGATCGCCAGATTGCAAATCTGATTTTTTGACTGCTGATCCTTGCTTTGCTTGTTCTGCTGCTGTACGAGGGAGATCAACATCTAAATATTGTTTAAACATTTCCTGCACAAATTGAGAACAATCTGACGTTGCACCTTTTACAAACTCTTCAAATGTTCCTTTATAGTCTCCAGCAACCTGTTTATAAGTGAATTTGCCTTGAAGCCCGAGTGCCGCTGAAAGCATGTTGTTTACATTCGAGTTCGATGATCCAGTGAAGGAAGAAGATGAAGAATTAGAGGTAGAATTAGATGAGTTACCAGAACTATCAGAAGTAGTCTTTGTTGTTGTTGTAACCTTAGTTGATACAAGTTGAGAAGGGTCTGCGATACCTTGATCGAGTAATCTCTTTTTTTCTTTTAAGAGAGAGATTTCTTTATCAACGGCTTTCTGATACTCTTCTGAACCTTCTTTCATTCTTGACTGTTTATTATGAAGACGATCTAAAGCATCAGCGTTTTCTTTGAGTTTCTTCTGTAGTTCAGTTAATACTTCAACCGTGTCAGATGTTGAGTCAGTAAACTTATCGGTTGAGTCAGTTGCATCCTGCGCAGATTTAGCGGTAGAGTCATAATCCTTACCAATATAATCAAGAATCTTAAGCTGATCAGACAAGGTGTTTGCAAATTCTTTGGCACTTTGGAGCGCATTGCTATGTTGGATGGAGATTTTTTCTTTATTTAAGTCATCTGCGTTATTAATCGAATCGTTAGCTTCGGCTATGGCATTCATAGCCTCAAGTTCGGCTTGTATAGCCTGTATTCTAGCGTATGTTGCTTCGATCATCTCTTTTGTTTTTTTCTTTTGAGCCGTAATCGAACCTTCTGCTTCTTTCTCCTGGGCATCAAGAAAAGCAAGGATTGCACTTGTGCCGCCACCCAAAACGTCCGTAAACCCCTCAAAATTTTTCGTGAGCTTTTGAAGGGTGTCGATAGAGAGATAACCATTTTTCTTTAACTCGATCTGAGCCTGATTGACTAGTGTGATTTTGTCTCTACCTTGGGCAACCGACTTATAGAAATTATCCATTTCATCAGCAGTAGCATTTGCAGAGTTTTCGAGTATCTTCATGGCATCTGCAAGAGAAAGAATTTCATCTTTAGCATCTGCCGCAGCCTTACGTTGCTCATCAAGCGATGGATTAGCATTCGGAACTGAGTTGAGGCTATGAATTAATTCTTTTACCTGGACATCTGTAAGTCCTATGCTAGTACCAAGTTCTTTAATATGTTTGATTAATTCATTTGAATTTGCATTGTTAGTAGAACTTTTCAGATTGTTGAGATCTGCCAGTAGATTTTTTATTGTTACACTTTTATCATAAATTTCCTGTTCATTCAAGCCATCTAGACTCAAACTAGCAACAATACTCTGAAGTTGCGATGAAATATTATCGTCTATCTTAACGCCATTAATGGACAGTAGGGCTTGAACTAAACCACTAATATCTTCCCTTGTTACATCTGCGGCTGAAGTTATTTTTTGCTGTAAATTTAGAATCCTCGTTTGGAACTCAGCAAGTTGAGCACTTGTATATGAAGTCTTTGTAACCATACCAGTAAAAGAGTCGGTTAACATATCTCCACCAATGCCCATCTCTGCTTGTATATTAGCTATTTCTTCTTTGTATGTATTGATTTCATTAATTTTTTCTTTAAAACTGTCTTGAGCATTATCCTTTGTTTTTCGATTCTCTATATCAGCGAGTTGTTTTGCAACGTCCAACTCTGCCTTGATAGCCTCTGCATTTTTAAGATGCTTATTTCCTTTATCATCAATGCTTTGAACCAAGTTCGGCATTAATGTTGCTAAATCATCTATCGTTTTCTTATATTTATCTTCTTGTTCTTGATCAGCAAATATTGAACCATTTTTTGTAGCCTTTTGTAGATCTTCGTACTTTGAAACTAACTCATTTACTTTATCCTTTTGAGTGTTCCATGAATTTGCAATAGTTTTATTTTGTTCTGCTATTTGTTGATTTAACTCTTTTTGCTCTTGATATTTATTGAGTAGGTGTGTAAGACCAGCAACTACACCTGCAATAGCCACAGAAAGCCCAAGTGTCATAGTTGCTTGCAATGCAAACACAGCAACTCTTGCAGCAATTGTTGATCCGGTAAATACTTGTGTTGCCAAGGCTACAGCTTTTAAATCAATACCAAATGCACTTAACGCAGACATTCTCAGTCCTCTATTAAATGTCAACAAAGCGGTAGTCGCGATAACCACCACAGTATTTATTCCTCCAAATTGTTTAGCGATACCACCTAGAGATGATATGAGGGATGTAGCGGAATCAATCACAGACCTCATTGTTTTTGAGTCAAATGTATTGGTCCATAGACCTTCCAGAGCTGTTTTTAGTTTATTTAGATGGGCTTGAGTGCTTTCTTGATATAAGTTAAACTTTTCTGTTGAAATGCCAGCCGAATCTAAAGCACCTTTGTATAGATCAACTGATTGACCATAGTCATCCATCAGAGCCAAAAATCTTGCGGACTGATAAGAGCCTGCTGTGGCAGTGGCGATGTAGGCTTTGGTTCTAGAGTCTAAACCACTCCATTTGCCACCAACTTCATCCAAAACAGTGCCAAAATTACGGAAATTACCCTGAGCATCTACCAATTGAACACCAATTGTACCAAGTGCTTTTGCTACATCATTAACCTTTGTTCCGTCTTCTTCATCAAATCCACTTTCTTTAAGTGATTGCATGCGAGCTAGAATAGACTTGATTGAGTTACCAATTGTAGACGCACTTTCTCTTGTATTAGATGAGATTGTTGCAATCCAGGATGCAACCTTTTCAAATTCAACTCCAACTGCTCCAGCTGTACCACCAACACGCTGCATGGCTTCGCCAACTTCATCAGCGCCAGTTGCAGTTGCATCGCCCAGGTAACTAAAAACATCCGATGCACGATCTATATCAACGTTCATGGAATTCACAGTTGCAGTCAATACTTTTGCGCTTGTAGAAAAATCTAGATTACTTATTGTTGCATATTTGACCGCAGACTCCATTCGAGAGAACATCTCTTCTTGATTTAAGCCCTGTCTAGCAAACTCAACAGCACCCTTAGCAATCTCATCGGTAGTTAGACCCATTTGCATTGCAAGGTTGTGAAATTTCTCTCCGTATCTTTCCACCTCATCTTGACCTTGCATATAAACAATTGAAAGTTCAGTAAGAGATTTATTTAGATCATTAACATATGATATGCCTTCGCGGAAAAAGTTCTGTACCCTCATGAGTGCTGCACCAATTCCACCATATACAGCGATGTTGCCGAATGCTTGCTTTAGTGACTGACCGAATGTACGAGAATGATGACTTCCTTCATCTAAACCACTAATCGTTCTTTTGATGTCATTGTTGAGAGCAGAGAGGGGAGACTTGAAATCGCCATTATTACTAATTAATTTAAGTTTATTCTCAAGTTCATTTAAGCTTGTTACGACGCCGCTATTATTGCTGTATTTGCTTCTAGCATCATTAATTTTTTGCTGAGTATCCGCAACGGATTTTGCATATTGCTCATTACGTTTTTGATTTTGCTGCAACGCAAGATAATGGATTTTCTCCATTTCCTCTTTATTTTTTAAGATGGCTTGTTCTTGAGTAAATCTATTTTTGAGAGCAGTAATGAAGTCTTTAGTACGCTGTTCCTCTTCACGAAGATTCTTATCAGCCAATGCTTTTCTAGTGTTATATTCTTCTTTGGCTACCTGTTCGCGTTGTTTGTTAATCTCCTGTTCAGCACGAAGAGCATCTTGCTCTGCTTTTAAATACTGTGACACCTTGGAATAATTATTTACATTTCCCTCAGCATCAGTATTGACCGTTACAATCTTCCCCGTATCAGCGTTTTTATATGTGTTAGTAATGCTATTGATTTGTCCAGTTTTATTGTGATTCACTTTTTCGGAAGCTTTTGTGTAACCATTCATTTCTGCTTCTAACTGAGACAGCGTTTTACGTTGCTCATCATAAGCTCTAGATTCTTCACTTATTGCTTTCTTATTTGCATCATGTGTTATTTTTGTTCTAGTAATAACACGTTCATTTTCTAATGTTTGCTCGGTGACTCGCTTAATAGAACCATCGAGATTTTTATACTCTGTAATAGTCTCCTTAACCACTTTACTTTGAGTATCTAGTGCAACACTTAACTTCTGTGTTGCAGTAATAAACGAATTAATTAACTGAACAAATGATTTATCTACATCGATTTTAATATTTAGTTTTTGAAGGGATGGGTGTTTTGCCAAAGCCTTAAGTTGATTATTTATCTCACCAACGCTTGCACCTACATTTAGAGAGGCAACAATTTTTAATCCTAGTTGTCCATTTTCCACTTAAAATTCACTCCTTTTAAAATAAAAAGAAGCGAACCTTAATTAGTCGCTTCTTACTGTGTTCATAATTTATTATTAAAATAATCAACACCTTAAATTAGATGTTGACTATTTAACCTCAAATATTAAGACACATATTTGATTTGCTCTACAATTTCACATATTGCATCGTAAATATCTGCGTCATTGCCTTCTAGTGTTTCTGGACCTCGATTTAAAACCGAATCCTTAACTGAGAGCAGCATTTTTTTATTTTCTTCATTTTCTTCAATGACAATAAATTCGGAACTTAAATCATAGATTTCTTTAAGCCGTTTATCATTGTTCTCAAATGTCATCTTACTATCAGTGATAAGAATCTGTCCTTGATCATCCTTAATTGCATAGGCAGTATTAATTTCCTCAAGTTCTTCAGCAAAGTCTTGATACTTCTCAAGGAGAATCCTTTTAAAACGTGTTCTCATCCGGCTATCTTGACGATCCAGTTTCAGAGAGTGAAGTAATGTAATACAAGGTTCAAGTTCATATTTTTTTATTTTCATTTTTTCTCCTTTTCATTATTAAATCCAACCACTCTCTCACTTACTCACAATAACGCCTCTCTCCTTCAACCCAGCGATTAGTGCTGTAGTATGAGCTTCAGTTCGCTTCAATTCATCCGCTGTTGCCTTGATAAAATCACGAGGTACGCCAGCAAACTCAAATCCATAGTCATATCCATGACCTGTAATTACCGTCTCAGCTACATTCTTACCGTCATCCGATCTAGTATTTTCAACTTCGATTGTATTATCTCCAATGGGAGTGACTTTAATATTTCCGTCATTTTGAAGACCGCGTGTTGTTTGACGTTTGTACTTTTTGGGAGAATAAGCATCGTAAACCACTTTTTTGATTTCATCTTTCATTGTTTCTCTGACGGTTTCAAATACTTCTTTTTGAAGAGCAGATGATATCTTTTGGTTTAGATATTTTTCTAATTCATTCAGATTCTTGAATTGTGGCATCTGTATCACCTAAACCAGACTCAGCATCTCTTTCCTCGTTTACAGCCATCTTTACAGCTAGTTCCCCCATTGCCTTCCCACTCTCATTTCCAATTGCATCAAGACGGTCTTTGACCTTAGCAATCTGGTCTTCAGGAATATGATTCAATGTTTCATGAAAGATACCCAAATCCATGAGGTTGTGTGTTACTTTGATGAGATTAGAGATGTTCTTAATCTCTTTGCTCTTTGGAATAGGAAGGTCAGTAAATTCTCTAAGAACAAGGGTAAAGAGAAGGGAGAATGTGTCCTTGATAAGATTATAATCAAGCTCTTGAACAGATTTCAGGTTTTGAATGTATGATAAATACTCCATAACCACACTATCAATTTTAGTTTCACGGAAGTTCGTGTGGATAGTCACTTCGTACTCATCATTGCAGATGCTTACCTTTTTCCGTTCATTAAATTTTAAAGATAGCTTGTTAAGCTCAGCAGTTGTAAGTTTTTTTGTCAATAAAATCACTCCTTATAAATTATTTCAAACCCAAATAAGCATCGATAATTTGTCTAGCCCTAATATCATAATTGTGATATTTATATACATAGTTCTGAGCTTTTTTTGCTTTAGCTTGTCTTTGATTGTCTGTCATTAAAAGAATCTCATCAACCATATCAATCATTTCTTGTGTTGTCTTAGGAAGATAAATGTGATCATTAAACAAAAACTCCTGTGCTTTTGTATATGGAGACACAAGCAACGCTCCTCCAATACCCATCACTTCAACCATACGCATAGAAGATTGGGTAACTGAGCTTCCATCCAAGTTTTGTCCTAGTGCTATTTTAGAATCGGAGTAGAGGTAGGGGAGGTTTTCATATGCCATATATCCTTTATATACTTGTGAGTTACATAAATTGATTTCTTTCTCTGGATCTATCCACCATTCGTTTCCATAAATCTCAATATTGTAGCCACTTTGAATTAGAGGAAGAACAAAATCTTTTGTTTGTTTAAATCTTCGCTCATAGTTGTTGGCTACTAATACAATGTCTTTTGTGATTTTGGTTTTCACTTTATTATGAAAAGATGGGTTGCATCCAAACAACATCAACTCTGCCTGTTTGCTTTTGTTCCAATAGTTAGGGAGACATTCTGCTGTGGTCGTGAATACATAATCTGCATAGTCAGACCAGTAGTCACCGATCCAATGGTCATGAGGAGTATCCTCAATACTCCATAGGAAATGAGGAATTCCCTTATCTTTAGTAATTTCAAATAAACCTTCGGCAAAATTGGCAAAACATTCACTAAAACAAAGATCAGGTTTGAATTCATTGAGTACACACTCAAATAGTTCTACCTGTTTTCCCTTGGTCTTATCCCACAATCTGTTTTCTCTGTCCATAATATATACTTCATGCCCAAGATTAATAAATCCAGCAGCCAACCCATACTTAATGAGAGAACTTGAATTAGTAAATAATACTTTTATTTTCTTACTCAAGAAGAAACACCTTCCTTGGAATAATAGTTTTCAATGATTTCAGCAATGTCATTGAACCTCTGCTCCCAAGTGTTTTGCTTCGCATACTCTAGCGATTTATTTTTGTAATAGTCTACCTTTGACAATTCAACTGCTCGGTCAACTTGTTCTAGAAATTCCTCATCGGTTTTTGCTGTAAACACTGAATCAGGATAAATATTAGTTTCGGCCCAATCTGTTGCAACGGTTATTTTTCCAGCAGCCATATGTTCAAAGAGTTTTATGGCACAAGCAGCCTGAGTAACCTCTTGAGTGGTATCAAATGGTAAGAGGCATACATCTGCATGAGCATAATAATTGTAAAGTTCATCATGATTCCGCGTCCCTAGGTTAATGACGTTGGAAGGACAACTTTTCCCAAATTCTTTTCCAACTAAGACGACTGCATATTTGTCAGCAACCTTTTTAATCAAGTGCGTAGATACCCAAGATCCAATTGCCCCAGAAAATAAAATAATAGGTTTATCAATGCACTTATATTCTTCTGGCCTATTTGATCTTTTGTTGATGTATGATTCTGGACACGCATTCCTTACAAGGTGCACTTTATTGTGATTCTTACTTCTAAGTTCATATAGAAATTGGCTAGATGTTAGTACAATATTGGCACTACTAACTGCGTTATCCTCATATTCATACCATGATGGAAAGCTATCCACACTGTCATAGATATTCAATTTGGCTTTTATATCATCAATAAACTGTGCTGATTTTGCCCAGGTATAATAATAAATGTCGATTTTTAATTGTTTATATTTAATCTTGTTAATTACATCTTGCCAGTTATGATATATAAAGAGATTTGGTTCAACCTCTTCTGGTGGTTCATTTGTCTGAGTATTATTGCAGAAGATCACCCTATACCCGTTTCTTGCAAACTGTCTCATAATTTGTTGTGGACGTTGAAACAGAAAAGAGTAGTCAAGTGTACATGGATATAATATGGTTTTTTGTTTCATGGTTAACTCCTAGAGTTTTTATTTTTCCATTACATGAGTGCAAAATGTTCCCACATCGCACCAGATTTTATGCCCTCGTTGCTGTGCCATTGCACAAAAATGGGCATCCTCCCCCTGAGGGTGATACCCAAATTTAATTTCTTTATATACTTTTTTATCAATCATCCATACTGCACCAGTAAGATCGACTTCAATCAAGTGCTGGACCTTAAGTTGTGGAGCATGCTTGATATGTTGATTAAAAATATGTTTGTAATGATTATGTTCAGACATCTTCATTACGTTCGGATATTTATATGGTCGTTTTGGATCAACCAGATATCCATTATAGATTAGACCCGAAATGATATCTTTTTCGGATTTAAGTAGATTATTTATTACACTATGAGGAACAAGAATGTCTGAATCTATAAACATCAACTTCTCTGTTTTAGCCTTAAACATAATGTAATTTTTTAATACACTTAAATGATTGTATATGTGTTTATCTCTTGTATCTGTACTGCGTGTATCAACAGGCGCATTTCTGTTGTATGTATCGATTGTTATTCTTTTATATTTATTCTTATATTTGTTTCTAAATGCCCGTAAAATTTCTTCACTATGATCGATTGAATCGTTAACAACAAATAGAAGTTCAATTTTATGCTTTGGGTATCTGATTTTATAAATATGGTCTAGATACTGATTCAGAATATAATCCCTATTTCGGATAGGGGCTGCAATTGTGATTGTAGGTAGTTCCATTATTATTACTCCCCATTATTAAAGTAAAAAAATGCGGTTAGGCATATTAGTACCCAACCGCATATATGCCAGTCTTAAGCAAAATCTTCTTCATCATAGATATACATCGTATAAAGGTCTTTTGAACCTGGAACAGCAAGAGCTTCCATAGTGATATCTTGTACGCTTGGATCTCCGGTAGATGCCATATCCATCTTCCAGTTATCCTCAATCTTTGCAGATGGAATAGTGATCTGTGCAGCATAGTCTTTTTTGGTAAGAACATCACGCACTAGAACATCTAGTACCAGTTCGTAGCTTCCAGCGAACTTATCGGTCAGCGCCTTAATTTGCTTAGTGTCTGAGCCTGCTGTTGTTTTATAATAAACGATAACTTTTTCTCCATCTGTAATTTCTCCAGAAGCAAAAGTTACCGTTTTTCCTGTTACACTATACTTTCCAGCCGATGCAGTAGTAGAGCTATAGTCTAAGTTAGTTCCAATCGTTCCATCTGGAAGATACTTGCTTACGCTGATAAGTGCCCCAGTAGAAGACGGTGTGTTCTCAAGAGTTGCACTTCCACTATTAACAGTCAGAATATCATTCGTGATAATTGGTGTTGCCGCTGTCACAACTTCTGTTCCTAGAAGCATAGCGATAAAGTCATTGGTGAATAGAGCGTCTTGAAGAGTGAATTTCGCTGCTTTATTACCAGAAAATCCTACGAGCTTGGGGTTTCCTGAGCCACCCTGTGCATATACTGTATCTGCTGAATTTTCTAGTCCAGATTGCTTCAAACTGTCTAGTCGCGCTTTGAGTTTCTTTGTTACTTGGTCAAAAAATGATGCTGTTGCAACATCACGAATTGCCCACCGATTTGTTACTGCCATTATTATTGTCCTCCATTACGGTAATATTTTAGTCCAGCTATTTTCGTTTATTTTCATTTTTTTTGAATCAATATTGCCAGAGAATATACCCGTCATTATATTGTTGTAATGATCGATATTCTCCAATCTAAAGTATCCGTCATAAAACTGATAGATTGTAAGTTTGCCGTTTAAGACTGATAAATCGTGTTTCCAAGCGAGTGCAGAAACAAGAGAGTGAAGATTGTTCACAGGTTTTTTTTGTGGCTTCTTAGCTCTTTCACCCATAATTTTCTTTATAAACTCTTCTGCCTTTGAGTTAGCAGGATTGAATTCCTCTTCCCCATTCTTGTCTGCTACTTTATTTGCAAATTTAATTAATCGTTGAATTGGATCTAATATCTGATCTGTTATTTGCTTCTTCCCAATAAAAAACAATGGAGCATCATTAGACATTTCGACAAAAGCCGATTCATTAAAAATCAACTTTGTCCCTAGTAAAAACGAGTCCCGAAATTCTTCATCCTTCTCAAAAAAATATATAATAAAATCCAAGTTAGATTGTTTCATTGATCTTAACTGTGCGATTTTATCTTTATCGAAAAGAAGACTGGAAAGCGCTCTATTGTATGATGAATAGCCAGAGTCAACAATATCGATGATACTAGGAGATGATATATTCAAACCTTCAAAACTGATCGGAAGACCATGTAGAAGCTTTAATTCAATATCTTCATTAATTTCAGCCATCAGTTAAAATCCACTGGACGATATGTTAAGGCATATCCTTGAAATTTCTCATTGACTATGTATTCATTCATTGAATTAAAGTTAAGCTTACCAATACCTATTCCATCTTTAGTGTTCATCAATTCCTCAACTTTGCTCAATATATAATCCATACGAGTATATCCATATTCAGTTTTAAACAAATCAAGAGATGTAAACATATATACCCCTAGTAATCCATTCTTAAAACTGTTTCCAGATGGCTTATAGTCTGTACAAGACAGAGTAATGAATGTTTTAGATTCATCGGAAAAATTAGGTATAAATCTGTGAGGAAATATGTTTTCATATACCACGATGGACGTATCTTCGATATCTGACTGCTCAAGAAAATTCTCGTTCGGATAATGCAACGCCTTGCATAAATCTTGATCATTAAGAAAACGATCAATGATTGTTTTTTTGTAATCCGTTATCTCCTTGAGAAATGACAATCGCATTCACCTCAACTTACTACAAAATCAGGAATTACCTCGCATCTTAAATAACCACCTGTATCGATTTGACGAGTATCATTGAATGTAGAAATTACAGTTGTGACCTGTGCTAGCGACATAGGGTTTGTACGATGAATTTCTTCACCCAGGGAATTACGGAAAATCGCAATATACAGTCCACCGTTTGGTGTAAGATGACCAAGTTCATAAGTCACACTGATACATTTAAGGGCTTCAAGAGCGCTTCCTTTATCTGGGTGTTTTGTTTTATCAAATACAACCTTCAGTTTATTATCAGTCGCGATGCTATAGGCATAAGCATACTGAGGATCAATAGCAACATCAAGGTCAGCGTCAATGATTTCTACGGTTGGTGTAGCACCAATAATAATATCTCCATCTAGAGCGCTAGAATGCTGTTTAGAATAGGGGAGGGGGCTATAAACTAGCCAATTATTATTAACACCTTGTACGAATGATTCAATTTTAAGTTCACCGAAGCGAACGATTGCTTGACTCATATTTCACACTCCTAAAATAATGGTTTTATATTTATTTTTATTTTTGATTCTGAAAGTTCGTTTTGATTTCTAACATGTAGGAAGAAGGAACCCGTTTTATTTCCTACTTTAATTGAACAAGAATGGTTAATATGATCTTGAGTTGTGATTTCTGCCAAAGTGGTTTCAGAAGTGCTGTCATCAGCAGTTAATGAAAACTTACTTTCATCAGGATATTCGATGCCGTTGCGGTAGAATTTGGCTAAGTATGATTGACTCCTGCCAACTTTGATCTCATTGCTTCCAATGATTTCGCATGTGTAGGAATATGCTGTTGTTTCGGTGATGCTAACTCCAATTTCGGCAATGACATTTTTACATTCCGCTTTAACAGTCACAGATCCAAGTGATTTCGGTATAATCATCCCTTGGGGAGTTACTTCTGCAATTGTTTCATCGCTTGATGTATAAATGACAGGCAGTGATGATATTGGGGAATTATTATTCGTAACAAGAACATTTAGGTGCAGTCTCTGATCTTCTCTAATAGTTGCAAATGGACCATTCAAAATTTGTATGCTATACCTCGGAATATTGTTATAATAATCAGCTATTTCTAGTTCTAAATTATCAGTAGCCGAATTAAGTAAATCCTCTTCAAGAGCTAGAATTGAAATATTCGTAATTGAAATATTATCAATCGCAGTAATTTTCCACGCTCTTGAATCAATGATAAATCGCTGATCTTTTTTAAATAATCGATCCCCATCATCACAACTTACGAGCAATGTTCTGCGCTCATTACCCAAGGTTATTATACGCCCTTCTTGATAACCGGAATTAGTAGCTGAGTCTGATTTCAAGGTAAAATAACGCATGTTCATATCTCCAGAATCATCAATCCATTTAAGAGAACCAATACACTCTCGCATTTTCCCCCTTAAATAAACCCCGGAAATATCCTCTACATAATAAATTAACCAATTGTTATTTTTCCACTCAACTATACTCCCCTGTAACAAGGGTTCATTGGGCTTTGCATTAACACGCCTATCTTCGTCCTTGTTTGATGAGACAATTATTAATTTTCTCTCTATTCCATCGATTAATACATCTTCACAAAGCGGACTCGCTTCAAATCCCTTTTGAAATTGTATTTTTTGCCTATTTATTTCAGCATCCTTCTTATTATGAATTCCAAATACATTATTTATTTTTTGATAATAATTTAGGTCCATCTTTTTCACCTAGTCTTGATTGTAGATGGAGTAGTTAATCATTTTATATTTTCCAGTTAATCTATCTCTTGAAGCATAGTTAGATATATAAATCTGATTCTCATCTACAAGATCTTTATACATATCTGTAAATGTTTTTCTTTCATTAGCGGGGGAAAATAACTGAAGGTCTTTCGGGGAGAAATTGATCTGGAACGCTTTGAGAAGTACAAAATCCTTTTCAAAGTATTTTTCTCTCATTAAACTAGCCAATAAATCAACTTCAATTCTAGTGAGATTGAAGTTGATCCGTTCACATTCTTCATCAATATCATTGAAATTAACATCAGGTACACAACTCATTGTTAGCCTAGCAATGGCCTCTTTTAGAAGCTCCTTAGACCTCTCTTTTGCAATCAACATAGCTTCATCAGGAGCAACATTATAGTAACAAAAGAAATCTGCATCTTTTTGAATTTTATTAAAAAATGCCTCATAGATTCTTGTGAATGGTGTCGTCATAGTATCACCATCCTATTCTTCGTTATTAGCTTCTTCTATCGCTTTTCCTTTTTTCAATTCTTTTTTTGCCTCTGCAAGCTTCTTCTTGTACTCTGCCTCAATCTCAGCGCGCACCTGGGCCTCTATTTCCTTTGTTAGTTCATCTCTATTAACCGTTTCATCCACAGTTCTCGTGATTCGAATATCAGATATCTTTGTTGGATTATTATAAATCTCTTGATATCGTGCTTCAATAACCTCACTTACACGCATTGAAATATCATATTGTCTTGAGTTATTAAGTTGAATAAACATTCCACGAATCCGCTCAAACAAAGAGGGACTTCTTACACTTATGAATTTTTCAAGTCCTTCTTTACTTGGATTTAAAATGATGTTTCTGATGTCTTCATCGCTCATAATCTCATGCCATTCACGAATACCTAATTTACCATAGATTTCTTTTTCATCCTCTGGACTGAATTTGAGAAATCCTTCCTTGAATAAATTGGATTGACCATTAATCATTTTTACATCTGTGTATGTAAGTTGCTGATAAGATGGTTTGCCATCTACACACGGCTCAAACATATACCCTCTTGGCTCGTTACTATTTGGCCCACTTGGAACAGCAATAAATCCACTTGTATAATTATAAACGTCAATTAGCGAACTATCATTAATACTCATTTACTATCTCCCTTTAAATAAATTATAGGCGAGTTTCACCTCGCCATAAGTATTAAGCAAGTACGATTTTTGCAATCTTGTCTACTTGTCTAATTGCAGTACCAAATTCAAAACCAGTGATCTTGAGATGTACTTTTTCGTTCTGGTTATCCATTGTTTCATAGACTCGAATGTCGCCACGCATATCAAGGTTACCAATCTTACCAGCAATACCAAAGATGCGCTTGTCAGGTAAGAGAAGTTGTCCAGCGCCCGTTTTCTTAGCACCTGAAATTGTGCCGATCTTAACACCACTATAGAAGTTAACCAGACCATAACGATTATATTCGTCCTTCATGCTGTCACTCATAAATGTTGTTCTTCCGGACATATTCGCAATTGCCTGGGCATACTTAGAAAGTGAAACAGTAAGTGGATTTTCACCTCGATCAATCAAATAAAGTGAAAGAGCGTCCATTGCAACAGCGGTTGGTGTACTTCCACCTGCTGTAATCAATTGTTCTCCACCACTAATAGCAGCATCAATTTGAGAGAAGATATCATAGAACATTGCATTTTGGAGAGCTTCTTTTGCAAAAACAGTCATGTTAGCCACTGTTTTAAAACCATTTTTCCGAAGATCCACATAGCTAATCTCAGTTTCGACTTGTTTATGCTTCCATGTTGGTGCAATAGCTTTAAGGTCAATATATGACTTGTCGACATTACCACCCTTTGCAGCATCATGTGCAACAAGATTATTCTTTGGAGTTTCAATAGTTTTGTAATCATCAAATTCTCCAATATTGCCACGATCAAATAGGGAGTCTAGTAATTCATCAGGAACATCATAAACTTCTGGTTGTACAATTTTCACGATAAAATTAGCAAGCTCATGGTTATTGTCAGACCCTTTTGTGCCGATTTCATGTGCCCATGCGCTAATTACCTCAGACATTTCTCTTTCTTCAGAATCCAAAGTTCTTTTTGTTTCAACTTTTGTTGCCCACCCATAGACCTTGCCTTTTTCTTCCATCAAACTTGAAATTTCTGTATTTAGCATATTATATATACTCCTCCATATCCGGTATATTATAGAACTTCGACAACTGCAAGAGTATGTCCGTTATCATCTTTCGTACCGCAATACTTAAATTGTGTTGCAGATACGTTCTTTTTCAGTTTGCCTTGATTTTCACCAACAGCAACTTCAACAATGAGGTAGTCACCAATGGCTAAATCGGTTGTAACATACTCAGATGTGGCATATCGTTCACCGGAAACTGGCTTTTCAAGGACTCCATACTCTCCAATCTTAACAATTTCCAAACGAGTATCATAATCAGATACTTCACCTTCAGCAGTCATTAGACCCGTCGGAAAATTATCTCGGTTCAGAAAGTATAGCCCTTCTTGTGAAGTTGGTAGCACAAATATTCCATTAGTCAAATCTTTTTGAACAATCCGACCTCTAACAGTTGGTGTTGCAGCGAAAAATGTAGCATCAGCATTTTTGCCAATGTGTGTTTGAAGATGTCTTAGCATATTTATAACTCCTCCATATTATTATTACTTACCTAAAAATGTTGACATAATCACTCTATGATCACGAATATCGTCATCATTGAGATTTCTTTTTGCTGTTTCTGTTTTTTTATCTTTATTTTTTTGATTAATTACACGATCTGCAATCAGTAGTTTTATAGCTTGAATATCGATCTTATTAATCATTGCTTTTATCTCACTTGTTTCCAAGTCCTTTTCAGAAATATAGCCGCTATTCAAAGCAAGGCCTACAAGCTCTTTCCTTTGTTCGGCTTTTTCTATTTCGAGACGCTTCTTTTCTGCCTCTTCAAATTGCAGTTTGAATGGCTGTAGTTCATTAACTGTTGTTTCGAGTGCAATTATCTTCTCACTTGCTTGAATCAGATCATTAGATTTTTTATCTAGTTCTGTTTCTAATTCACTAATCTGATCTTTCAAGTCCTCATTTAATTTCTCAGCAATTAGTTTACTTAGTTTAGTTTGAATAATTTCACTGATAGCTACATTTTCATCTTGAACTGAATAAGTAGCAGAGTAATAATCATCGCTAGATTCGCGTTCAATGTCGAACGCCACTACTTTATGCTCCTCTGGATAAATCTCTAAAACAGAGTATATAGGATTGCTAGAATAACCTTTGGGGTTCAACGCACTCCAAATCTTTTCATAGAGGTCCCTAACAGTAAGAGCGGAAGTTTCGTTAACTTTTGGCACATCTTCGCCCCCTTTATCATCAATATCAATATTGCAATATTTTAAATCATTAAGATAAGCATCGCATAGACTTGTCTCAAATTCAGTAGAAGCGATTGCCAGCGTTTTTGATGTTGTTGAATATGCTGGTGGTACATCTATAAGACAGTTAGATAAGAATGTAAAAGAGTCATATATCTTTTCATTATTATCATTAAAATGATACTCGCCGCCTTGAAGTTCCCAACTTGACCATAAGCCACCATTAAATTCATCCGGGCTCTCAAGTTTATTGGCAATCAGGTTAACAACAGAAGAGAATCTTTTCCATACTCTTGCTTTTGCGAAAAGACAAGGGACATTCATTAACCCCTTATTTGGAATTTCAATCTCATCTTCGTCAACCCAAACATCGGTATGTACACCATAGGCACTTGTATTGAATCTTATCTCTTTATTGTCATCAATTGAAACCTCATGACTACCAAATTTAGTTCCATTAGTATTAATTTTTGCAACAACAGGCATACCGACTAACGTTTTAAAACTAACCTTTGCACCAGAGGAAAGCCCTACGCCATTTAAATTAGCATAATCTAACCAGCACAACCGAGTAGTCATTTCGATGTATGGCTTATCATCATTTATTCCAGAAACCAAAACAGGACTATTTAATTGTAATTTCTCCAATTTTAAAACTCACCACCTTTCATGGAGTGCAATTAAGCAAGCTCAATATTAGACTGCTTTAGAAATTCAGCAACTAACTCGATTTCTTCTTCTGAAGACCCCTCAGAATCTACGGTTTCTAGGCGAATTATCTGCCCACAACTGGGACAAGTAGTTACACACTCACTCATTCTGATTTTCTCCTATCCTGATCTTCCATTTGCTTGTCTGGGTTGTTGTTGTCAACAGGACGGCCTGGCGCTGTATATCCGGAATTTGTGTATGCTGTAATTCTTGGAGCAAATATTTCATCGTACCCCTCATCATTTTCCTTTTGTCGCTTCTTCTTCTCATCTTCAACATCAACACCTAGTAATCCAAATGCCGTTTCATAACTAGCATTAAATTTACTATGTAGGAGTTCTGCCAATTTTAATTTTAATTCCTTATCAAGTTCCTCTGAATCCATCAATTCAATAGTTGGAGCATATTCAATTGAAATATTGTTTTGTTCTAGAACTAATTGATACCATTTCTCAAGAATATCTTCTATTTGTTCAGCAATCTTATTAATGATTTTCATTAATTCAGTTATAGATATATTGGCTACTGTAAATGACTGCTTTGAATCCTGATTTAAAAAACCGATACCAAGCGATGTCATTTGCTTATTTCTATAGTAGTTCACATTGTTGATATTAGTGCTTTCTGTTTTTGGCTCAACATACTTAATATCCTCAACAAAGGCTGCACCAGTATACATAACTGTTTCATTTTTCCAAGCATTCATAAATGACTCATGAGCATATGCCATCTCTTGAAAAGTGTTTTTATCATACTCCTGTCCAAGTAATTCTTTATGTAGCTTTTGGAATATGATCTTCTTTGCTTTTGCTTTTGCGTTTATTCTATCCGCACGGTCAAATGTGTCTAACATCAATGAAGCTTTTAATGCACGAAAGATTGGTGAAAGACCGTATTTTCTATTCAGATTATTAACTCTAACCATTCCTGTATTCTCGATGTTGAGCTTTACATAATTATCTTTATTGAGAAATCCATTATAGATTTCTTCAGGATAGTTATTTTTAAGCTCGTCCTCTAGACTTTTAAAGAAAAGACTTTTCCCCTTCTTATTCTTTTTATTTGTCTTATTTAGCCTCGATCTTAATTCATTGATATTAACGATTAAATAAGGCTCACCACTTAGCTCGTAATCGCTAACTTCAACAACTCCTAATGGATAATAATCAACAAAGTAATTATCCCCTTTTTTTCTTAAGTACATAGGATAATTCCCCTCAGAATAAGCTATTGGGATGGCCTTTCTGAGCAATTGAGCTAAATTAATATCTTTGTTGAATTTATTGATTAATTTTTTCACTTGATTACTGAGAACTTCGCCTTTATCATTCGCAATATCCGGAAAAGACAATCTATAATCAGTATTAACATTACTCTCTATTGTCTCGTATACTTTTCCAATTAAATCATCTTTATTAATATAATATTTGATTATTGAATTAATCCGATTAGTCTTGTCAAGACTGCTCTGAGCATTTTCAGCTAATACATCTAACTCTTCTGATGTAATTGTAGATTTCCCTATACTTGATTCATTTAAATAGGACGAGTATTGATTGTAATTATTTCCGAATCTATATGTGGCACTCTCAAGCCATTTCTCAGCTTCCTCTTGAGATGTAATAACTAATGTGTCTCTATCAGGTTTAGAAATATATGTTATTTCGAAGTCCTCTTTGTTGTTTCTCACAATATAAGATTCCTCCTTTCTTCTAGAAGTCAATCGAAGTAACAAATTTAGGAGCGCTCATCCAATCAACTGTCTCTTTCTTTTTTTTGGTGATGCTCTCCCGTCTTACATGTTGCAAATACCATCCAAGCATTGCAAGACAATACGCTCTATCGTCATGCATTTTCCCTTCTTTTTCAGTTGATAAATCATAGCGATAGTTTCCGTTTGTTCCCTTGTGTCTATAGATATTAGCAAGTTCTTCTTTCGCTAAATCGATGTTCTTAAGGGCTAATTGTTGTTCAAAATCGAGTTTAGCTTCAACAAATTTTACTTCATTTTCTTTTTTCACTTTTCCCTGTTCATCTTCAACTTCAACTTCTTTTCCAGTGCTTTTTGGAATCAGAATTGATCCTTTTCCATCGTATTCAGAAGTAAAGGAAATTAAGTCTAGGTTCAGCATTTCCAACAGTGCATCATACATTTCGCGCTTGAATTTTTGTGGACTCATTAACTTTAATTTCTCGACTGCATTTGGAAAGCGTGATACATATTCTTTATTTTCCTCTTTATCGATTAATCCTTTATGATGATTCCCTTTCGTATCTACCCAATCATCCATAAAGTAATCAGAGTATGTAGTTCCATGACCACCAGCTCCAGAATCAATCATTAAACATTCAATATTCTCATAATCAGCTTTTTGTTGTCCGTTGTATGCTAAAATCATTTTTTTTAAGGCTTCCATTTGTTCGGGGGTTCTCATTGGTGTCTTTTTCTTTTTACCAATATCAACAAAGCTCACTCCATTAACGATCTCCATTCTTGGTCCAACTTCTTCATCCTCAATGATCTCTCCCACAATACATACAGAGTTATCATAATGATGTGCAGGGTCATATGCCAATACAAATCTTCTCTTTTCGCTTGATGTATTGTTTATTATGGGTAGTCTTGTGTGTGAGTTGCGTATCACGGTTGCTCTTTTAAAAACCTGATTATCTCCACCATCAACAGAAAATTTATTGTAAAACTCTCTAAGAGCTTTCTCCTTGTTCTTACGCATTTCGGCATCTACTTCATTACGCTCAATCAAAGAAACCGGATAAATTTTCCCATCAACGAAAGGATTAAACATAATTTCACAATTTATATCACAAACAAAATAATCCTTATCTCCAAGGAGCATCCGCTTTGAGTAGTCTTTATAGAGTGTATAAAAGTAGCTGTCAGTGCTGGATGCCGACGAAATAAATAGTCGTTGGTTTGGAACTTGTTTGGGAAAAGTATCTACATCTACATCTCCACCTAGTCTAAACGTAGAGTTTTGGAGTAGGAATGGAGTGGTCGCAACCACATACTCTTCCTCAGTCCAACCACTTTCGTCGTAAACATTAAGCGAAGAACGTTTACCACGGTTATTGTTAATATCTCCACTTAAGCTAGTTACAGCACTACCGTTATATAGTTTATAGTTAAACCCAGATTGAGCATGAGTAAATCCATCTGTGTTTGCAGCAGATTTGACTAACTCACCCATGAAGAAGTCAGTTAATCCAGTAAAGCTATTAATCTCTTTTTTTGCTATTTTTTCAATCTTCATAAATGTATCTTGGCTCTGCGCGGATACATTACTGAGTATGTATGTATTATGACCATGGAATAAAACACCCTTACTCATAATAAAGGGGGCGCTCATCGTCGACTTTCCACCGTTACGGGTTATGCACCAGAGATTATAAGCACGAAGCCACGAATTCATAAATGCATATTTCTGAGCATCCAAAAATTCGATTCCAAAAAAGCGTTCGCAAAATTTAACAGGAGATTTGCTAACGACCCCATTGAATAATTTTTGCCAATTTCAAATATCCTTCAAGTTTTCTTTGAGAAATTTGTTGTTTGGTTTGTTTAATTGTATAATTCATTGGGTGCATCACCTCCAGTCAATACCTTTAATTTAATCTTTAGTATTCTGTTTTCTTCTTCGAGAGCTGCGTTTTCACTTTGATATTTCTGTATCATTACTCTCTGTTCATTCAACATTTCTGCATAATCATTTTCATCCAATATTAATTGATCTAGAATACTACGATTACTTATATCAGCGATTTGCTTCATTGCATCACATGTTTCTAATTCAAATAAGTTAACAGTTGCAGACTCTAACCCAATCTCATTAAGCTTTTTAACAATACCGTTTAGGGTATTACCACCTTTTGATTTATTATTATTATGATTTGCTGATATGCCATTATCTTTTGCGAGATTTAGTGTAGAGCTAAGCATATCTTTTTTAGTGGTAGATAGTGATTTGATTGTACTATTGTTCTCAACAGTTGATTTTGGGTCTTGACTTAAAACTGCAATCGCATTATTTATTTTTTCAATCTGAGCAAATGTTTTAACTATTTCAATAACCGTATTTAGCTTAAAGTTATCTTCTAAAGTACTTTCATCTAAATAGTCAATCAAGCGATTATAAAGAAATTTCTTATCATTATTTGATTCATTAATAAATGGATCATAGCCTAACATATTAATTACATCATTTTTATTTTGTTCATCTTCTTCAGAATAAATATTCCGCTTCTCTTCGTAAATTGACTGCAGACTCAATATCTCTACTTCTGTCTTCGATAGATTTTCTGAATCATTCCATCCCAAATCTTTATATTTATTCATTTGGATGTTCTTAATATAGATGCCAAAATAATCTTTCCTGTTTCTTCTTTGTCCTTCTTCAAGAGAAGAATTCCATACTTCTGCAATGAATGGTCTATTAAGTTCTCGTAAAATATCTTTTATTGATTGCAAATTATTATAATCAATTTTGCTCTTGTAGCACTCTTTACAAACTCCAGTTCTTCCGTCAGAGTCGAACGTACTATTAGATATATAAAATCCTGTATCGATTGGTTTTTGCTTATTACAGCTACTACATTTCTTTTTGTGTACTTCCTTTTTTCTCGTACTATTTCTTATTCTAACCAATTTTCATCTCCCCTTTCTCCCAATAAAAAACATGGGGTAGGGAGGGAGAGCCCTGTTTAAAGACCCTTAAGGCAGAGTCTCCCCATGTTAAATAAAAACAAAAAAGCAGGTAACACAGATGTTATCTGCTCGATCTTCTTATTTATTCATCGTTATCAACAATTTCAATTTCAAAATCAATCAAACCCATATCCATCTGCAGCATTTCAATATCCATTTGCAATTTATCCATACGTTCAGTTAATGCACCGTGATTCATTGCATATTCCCACACCTGTAGCAAAGCATACTTAAGTTGGTCTTTGGTTTTAATTTTAGATATTGTTTCTACGTAATTATCAAGTTGTAAGTCTAGGTTAAATTTTAGACTTGGAATAATGATCACATTAGTATCAGTTGCGATATCTTCTTCAGACATAAAAGTAGAAGGGAGTTCTTGATTCTCTTGTGATTCATACTCCTTATTTGATTCCCAATATTCTTCTTCTGACAATTTCTACGCCCCCTGAAATGAGGCATTGGCTCACCTAAAAGTGGGCTTACCGTTAAATTTGTTGTAAGTTAATATCAATCAGCAATTTCAATTTTACAGTTGATCATAGCATCATAAAGAGCATCAGGTATATCATTGCGCTCAATTTTCTCCTCGTTTTAACCTAATTTGATATTGTATGTAACTGTACGTCCTTTTCCTTCTTCGATGATGAATATCTTAGCTCCAGGATTTGCCGTTTTCTTAATCTTAAGGGAGTAGTCATCGATTCCAATAACAGAGGGGAGTTGAATATGTTCAATATCTTTTCCGTTGGACATGCCAATGGTTTTTTCATGTGAGTGATGATAGTGTCCGGACAAAAGTAAGTCAACCCGTTTACCATAAATCATTGAGTAATCCTTAATACTTTGCTCTAGATTACGCTCATTTTCACCATGAACACCTAGAACTTTTGTTCCAAGCACATCAATATACATAAACTCATTGTAGTTATAAATAGACACATTTTTATTTTGACGTAAGTTAGCCTCTATTAGTTTAGTGATCCAACGTTGAGCATTTTCATTGGGGAATTCGTCTCGCTTGCCAGTGAGAAGACGAAGTTGATCGTGATTGCCAAAAATGGAGTAGTAGTCAACAACACAGTATTTAGAAAGCTCGTTGAGCCATTGACTCATAAATTCCGCAAAGTGAATAGAGGAGTCTACAACGCCAAGTTTCAATCCCATGAGTTGACTCATGCGCAGAATTCCATCTACGCTGTCACCAAGATTTGGAAGAGTTACATGGTTAATCTTCGTCTCGTCGTTGATAGATACAAACTCTTCGAGCAACTTCCACATGCGTTTTTCCATAATTTTAGGAGAGTACTCATTAAGAACTTCATTTTCCCAACCACGTAAACAAAATTCTACGCCGTCATGTATATCAGCCAGTCCCAAGAGGAAGTCGCGTTTAGTGTTGTTCTTTTTAATATGTATTTGCGGAACTATTATTGTTGGACGTTTCTCAACGGCTTCAATAATTTTCTCTTCAAGCAAATCTGCTCTGGCATGTTCGCGGAGGAGTTTATTGTATTCAACTTTTTCAGCTTGGAGTTTGTAGCGCTCTTTCTTCTGATCTAAAGTAGAATCTTGAATCTCTTGAATAACTTCATTGTTTGCATACTTAGCAAGAATGATAGGCTTGAACTCGACATATGTTTTATACCGTTTGCGCCATCTAGACTCGGAATATTCTTCTTCGGCTTCTTCGTTTAGAATGTCTGCTGCTTCAGGCCAAGTAAGGTTATATAATTCAAGATTCTCTCCGACGCGAATTAAAAAATCGTCAATATTTTCTGACGATTTGCGTTGTAATTCTATATTGGAATGATTCATTCAATCAATCACCCCTTAGTCTTCAATCTGATAACTAGGCTTAAAATCAGATGCAACAGTTACAGAGATATTGTTGCCATCGAAATCTTGAAGGAGTGCCTTTAAATCGAATACTTGAAATCCACTTTTGTCTTCGTATGTAATAGTCATTTCATCCATGTTAAATAAGCCAGTCCGATTGACTGACTTGCTGTCTTTATTTTTTGCCATATGTATTGTTACTCCCTTGAATATAATATATTTACCAACTCATTTGATCTGCTTTCGTTGCCAATCGTCCTCGGAAATTATGGGTTAGTTCGCAAATTTGTACATAATCTTCTTCTTGAAGGAAATTAATATAAGGGACAAACCCGCTTTTTAATGGGTTATCCAGATCGCATTGCTTGTCATGACCTATAATTACAACCTTACAGTCATCGTGTATGCGTGTTAATACCTTCTTTAATTCGCTCCGTGTAAAGTTCTGAGCTTCATCAATGATTACAAATTTATGTCCTTTGATATTGGTTCCACGAGCAAAAACATGAGACATAGGAGTAACCCATGCAATACCATTCTTAACATTTTGAAAATTTTCTTCAGAAACAATCACACGAGCTGGATCTTCGTCTATTTCCAATAACGCATCCTTAAGCGGTACTGTATACTTTGCTTCCTTTTCAAAGATTTCACCAGGAGTATAACCAAGTACATCTTCTTCTACAGGTGTAAAGATATAAATTAAATCCATCTTCAATACTTTTGCAACTGCTACAGCAAGCGTTGTTTTTCCGCTGCCGGCACATGCATTAACAGCAGTCACCATATTATCAAACATAGAATCGACATAAATCCTTTGTTCGTCAGTTAATTTTGAAGCATATCCAAATAAAAGATTCTCTTTAGGCAGCGGCATAGGCATAGTCCTCTTTAATTAAATTTGAGTACCGACCTTTTATAGTTCGCATATCGGTTAGCGAAAACATCTAGAAGTGCATTGTAGCCTACCATAAATTCAACATTCGTCTGCATTTGTCTTTGTACTTCTTTTTTTGGTTTTCGTAATCTTAATATTAGTCTTTTCATTTATTAAAATATCTAGGGCTTCATCCCAATAGTCAGCTGTATCATAGGACAAGTATTCTTTTAAAATTTGTTGTGAATTTTTCATGTATATAACCTTTCACTACATATTAATTCATTAGTATTCTATCAAGTGCTTAAGTTTCTCATTATTCAACCCCACTGAGTAATCCAGCCCATTTTTCAGGGCTATCGCGATGTACCTGTTCGGGCATTAGTTTCAACAAGTCTATGATGTTACTAGTTATTAGCAGTTTTACAGCATCAATATACCCATAGTCGTATTCGTAAACTAAAGCATCAATAATATTTTCGATAAGCCAGTTGTCGGTATCGTCATAGATCCCAACATCATGGATGGAGCATTAAGAGAGCCTCCAGCTAAAAAAGCTGCACATCTCTTTTCTTCTGTTATTTGATTCTTCTCTCGTGTTTTATTACTCGAGTAATCGTTCATACAATTCTCCCTTTATATATAAAAAGCTTCATAAACCAAACAACTCACTTCGAATGACATTTAAGCAATTTATCAGAACATGTATTCTTCTTATAGTGAATCGCTCTCTATTGCCGGAGAGCAACGGCTTGCCCATTCAAGGGTATTCGTGTTTTCAATGGAGAATATATACTCTGTTGCAAGATGAATCGTGTAGAATCATCATAAAACGAGTTAAGATAAACAATAATAAAATAATAATATGTTTATTTATATCCCTTATAGTGATTATCCCGACATACTAAAAAAACCTTGTATATCAAGGGTTTCATCACTTTTCTAACATTGGACATTCCTATTTTTACGCTTGCTTCCTCTCCATTGCTCTAATTCTCTCTTTTTCTTGCATTCCGGACACATCTTATGTCTGTTGCTGTTTGGTTCAAATAACCTCCCACATTCACAGCTTTTAATATTTTCTCCTTTCCATTTTGCATAAATCAACGGGATTTCTTCAAAATCTTCAATAGTAATTCCTGTTTCTGATTCATTATCAGCAAACAGTAATTCGACATAGCTAGATAAATGATGTTCGTTAATATTAATTAATCCTTTACTTATTAAACTATGTATTAATTTTCTGTTTTTAAGCGTAAATTTCAACCCCGCTTCGGAAAATAACTTTTTATCGCAATTAACCCCTATCTTTTCTGTTTTGAACTTTACCTGATTAATTTTTCCTGTAACCAAAATCACAAAAGCTAGCGTTTCGAGTATTCGTTCATTTAAACTATTGATCTTATTCAACTCTGATTTTGTCATTACTATTTGGTCAATCTCATAAAGAGCATACTCTTTATCCTTTTTCTCAGTTTTCTTCTTATCTCTAATGATCCGATTGATTATGGATTCAATTTTATCATTCCATTCATCGTAATCAAACTTCTTGATACTGTTATTTAGGATATTGGTTACGTTTTTCTTAACGTCCTTCTTCTTCATACCATTAACGATATAATACTTAGATAATATTCTAATATCGTTGTATGAATTATTGATGCTTTGAAGTTTGTGGTTTGAAATCATTAATTCAGCATACTTTTTCTCATTCATTATGTTCTCCAACCTAGTTCTCCACCTTTCTGGTAATAATAGTAAATCGTTCTCCTCTAAATTCAATTGCTCCACTTTCGTCTTGAACAGGTATGTGGATTAGATTATCATTCTTTTTTAGTAAGTTCTTGATGATTTGCTCTCCTGCAATATCCCAAACAAATTGTTTAGTTCTGGATTTATACTTTTCATAACAAATGTCGATCGCTATATTGGTTAGTTCCTCAAGGTTATTACAGATAGACAGTGCTTCTTCTTTAAACTTTTCCACAAACGCATTTCGAGCTTCTTGAATTTCATCTTTTTCTAGATTTTCTGTGCTACTGATTTTTTTAAACATCTGCATATCCACATTATGTTCTTCGTACAATTTTAATAATTTATCATATGTATTTTTATCATAATTTGAATTGGACTTTAGAATATTATAGTCATACTTGTTGTCTTTTTTAGTTGGTAGACTAAATTGTTCTTCAACCCTCCAGCAAATCCGATTCATCGTAGAATTACTCATTGAAATAGGCATATTTGAATAATAATTATGTATGAACTGCTCTTCCTCGTCGTCCCCATCTTTTCTTGCTAATACTTCTTTCAAACTTTTGTTGAATCTAAAAATGCAATGACTCTCAGCCTTTCTTCTGTAATCCTTGAACTTGTTCATTAAGTATTCATAATTGTATATAAAGAAATACGGCTTCTTATCTGCCACCAGTTTCTTTTGATTAGTCTTGTAGTCTATAGTTAATTCATCGTCTCCCTCCATAATATCCCATACCTTTTTATCAAACCATCCTTTGGGCAGATCTCTAGCCTTAATTCCCTTCATTTTATCGATTTCATCTTGTTGACCCTTCTGAATACAACGAATCCTCTTTAAAATTTCTGAATATTCTCTAGAACCTTCTTTGTATTGTGTAAGAATCTCATACAGAGATGTACCCTTATTTGTGATACTCCCAATCTTATTCCCGAATCCATTTTTATCGGCTTGAATAAATGAATCTCTTGTTGTAACTTCCTTATCTGCTGTTTTCTGGTCACATATAATAACCTTATCATTATTGAATACTTTTCTAATAACTGGATTATCTGTGGTAAGCAGAGTGTCCCCGTCTTGGTCCGCTCCATTCATAGCAGCAAGGGTTAAATCAAACGTATTAACGATGTATACGTTATTTAAATGTTCATACCATCTCTCCATTTCTTGAGAATTAACTAGATTCATCTTACGGATGTTGTTATAAACCGTCATTGGTGCGCGAAATCCCACTACTTCACTCACGCCTTTTTTATTCCAGTAGTTCGAGTAAAATTCATTCTCTTTTAGTAATCCTTTCGGAACATATTCGAAGCCTTTCCCATATGAAAACAAATGCTCAAGCAAGGCATATGGATCACCCACTATCATTTGAAAGTTTCCATTTACAACTAGATCACCTTTTTTAGCATCATTCATCCTTTTAGTAATCATTTCTTTAACCCTATACTTCGTGTGTGGGTCATTCATTAGCCTTCTATCAATTGTAAGAGCCGTTGAAAAGTCATAATGTGTGCTGGTGTCTTCGGTGAGATGGTCACCCTTTAAATATAAGATTGTCTTTGCCCAATCTCCACAGCTAGAATCATTTAACATCTGAATTGTTGGCTTAATTAATTCCTCAATATCTTCATTGGTTAATGTTAGTGACTGAATAAACTGATAATTAAGGTTGCGCTGTGATTCTAGAATTTTAGGAGAGTACTTTGTAACGCTAAAGGTATATCCGTTCTTCATACAGTTATCAATATACTGTTCAATTCCATCATATGACTGCCATAACTTCAACATGGATGTTGTAAGTACAATCTGGATCTTTTCTTTATGTATATCCCTCGGAACATTCCAGGCATCAATTACTATATTTGTTTTTGCTACCTCATTTGCAAACCTATGAAAATCAACCACAGCTAAGACGCCCTTACAGAATGCATTTCGAACAATAAAAGAACTCGGAATATAGTCTAATCCCAAAGAAGATGCCCAATCCTTTGCTAACTCGTATGTTATGAAACCATAACCATCATTGATATTTAGTTTCGTTTGAAAGTTATCATCTTCGGTTACAACTGGTTCTAGATTGTCCTTGTCTGGATTGTCTTTGATGTAGATTACGTCATCAGCAATGTCTCTTTCATAATCGTGGATAACCATAATTCCTGTTGGATTAGGGACGGGAATACTTGCACTACAAACCAATGAGCGATAAGCAGACAATTTCGCAGGTACAAATTTCACTTCCATATTACGCCCATTCTCAATGCGTCGGACGAGTTCGGGGTGTACTTCTTTTGATACATAAACTACTGTCTCATTCTTTACCCCACCAGTAGTAGATAAAAGATATTCATACTGTTTGCCGTTGATTTTAAATCCATTATTAGCACGGTCAAAGTCTTTGTGTTTGCGTGAGTTTTTCTTCATTTCAACTAGGACATAATCAGTTACCATCAGTTTTTCATGATATTGTTTTATCAATCGTTGATATTCGCTAGTATTTTCTTTTGTTCGCTGCTGTGATATTAGTACTTTAATTCTTCCCTTAATCTTGTTCAAATCGGATAGAAATTCATCATCAGATTTTTCATTTATAATTTGACGAATAAATCTGAGCACGGTACTATCAGCCAAATCAACAATCTCTTCTCTTTTCTTAGCTTGCTTAAAATCAATAATAAGATCCCATTTTGCTTTTTGTAGTCTAGCGCTTGAGATCTTGTAGACATGTCGTTGGGGATATTTCTGTTTACTCAAAAATTAGTTCTCCTTTTGTACAGATTTAGTAAAGAAAGGACGTGGACTGATTGCTGCAGATTCAATACATGTTTAATTTCAATAAATATATTACTATTATTATTCATTTGAAACCCAGTATTTACCTCATTCACTACACAACCACCTATACTTCTTGTAAACTGAAACATCTAATCAGTTAATACTACTACATAATATAGCTCATGTTTAAGTTGCTCTTGATTTAGGTTTATATTTTTTGAACTTTTCTTTTTATGTTTTAAAGCGAACTTTTTTAAATTTAGCGGTCTCCAGACCGATTATAAATACTGTATCTAAAGATTTAAAAGATATAAAGATTTAAGGATAAATAACTAGCTCCCTGTTTGTCCTCGATAAATAGGGAGTAGATGTTGGATAAATTGAATTTAGATGTTGGATAAATTGGAAACAAACATTGGATAAATAGGGAGTAGAAATTCTATCATAGATTTTGGATCGCATCATAGTTCAAATAGTAATGATTATTATATTTTGATCTAATTAATTTTCCTTCTTCTGTATATTGAAAATCAGTTTTTAGAAAGTTACGTTCAATGTGTATCAATTTTTTTTTCTTAAGAGACTCAGTATAAGAAGGAATCGTATTCTTCCCCATTTTTAGTTCTTTAATCATCGTCTTTTCTATGCCAGTATAACAATAGTTTTTTTTAAAGTCAGTGTAGTTGATATAAGATTTTATGTAATAAAGTATTCTGGCTTCTTTTCTATCTATTTTCCTATCTCGTATTGCGTTCAATACATTAACTGGTAAGGCCGTATAATACTCTCCCTCTTTTCTATTCTCAGTATCAAACATTGATTTATTGAGTATGAATATGCTTGGGGAATTGGGCTTTAATTCGCTAATTTCTGATAGTAGATAGTTGAAGGCATATAAATTATTGAAAGATTTTTTCAATGTCTTATTGTCCATGATTTGAACATAATTCTTCATATCAGATAGCACGACTTCAAACTTATACTTTAATTTAGCTCTCCATACCATATGCTTTAAATACAATATCATTGCAAAGTCGTTATGATTTAGATTGGGATCTCTTATTGTACTATTTAATAAAATGACGGTTTGATTGCTCAATCGTAAGTTCCTTTCCTTTAATTAATCAATGAACCATACAAAGGCTTATTGATTGAAGGTAATTGATCATAGGTGAACTTTTATGAAATGATTGATTTACTCTTTGTTTTTTCAGTGGCTTATGCTCTTTTTGCTCTGTTGATTGATGTAACATTAATTTCCTAAGTATAGAATTGTGATTCTTCTGGTGAGAATTTATTTCGTGCATGTTTTAAGTTGAATCCTTTTATTTAGCTCTCTAAATATTTTGTTATATGTAGGTGTATCTACTTCATTTGAATATATGTACTTTGCTAGAGCATTATACCTCCCCCCGTCCTTTCTTCTTATGTTCCGTATTGGTATATGATAGAAACTCGATCTGCTGTTTTCCCTCCTTATAAAATGTTGCTATAAGACAATATTACCACGTTAAAAAAATAAATGTAAATAATTATTTTTATCTTTTGATCTATATTGATGATTGATATCAAAGACGAAAAACAAAGGAAAAATAGGCTATTTGGCGATAGATCGGGAATTTATTATAGAAGAAACAATTACGATATCGTAAAAACCCTTGTGAAATAAGGTTTATTAGTTCATTTAGTAATAACTATATAGGAAATAATAGAAATATTAAATATATAAAGTGACGAAAAACATTGATACTCCAATAATTTTCTGATATTCCAACGATACCAATTGCGATACACAAACGATGAACATGGAGATTTTTATGAATCAATTATTATTGAATCAATAATGGGAAATTTAAGTTAAGTGTGGGAGATGAAGTGCTAGGGGTTGTATTTTGCAATAAAAGGCAATTTTTTATGTAAAATATCCCCCCCTTAACTTGATTATAAGTATTATTAGACCCAAGTTAAGACTATATTAATAGTTGACAAACTGAGTAAATCATGCTCAAGAAAAGAGCTGTGACTCCCAATTTTCAAACTTACACCTACCTTCCTATGAAACGTGCATTCTTGCAATATCGAACTATAACGCAAATACGTCATCAAATGACTTATTTGCGTAATATCATATTTCCATATTCACGTATTCGCGTCACTCATTAATTATATAAGCAAAAATAAAAATACCAGAAAATACTTAACAGCCGTAAGCGGTTATGTAATAGTAATCTTGTAAGGGAGAGAAGGTGAGGGCATGGATTGGCAAAAGACAGCAGTCATAATAAGCGCTCTTACATTCATACGCTTAATCATCAAAGACATACTCGACGCTAAAACTAAAAAGCAAGAGAGCAAAGAAAAAGCGTCTAAGACTTCTCGCAAAAGTCCAAGACGCAAACACTAGGCCTCTCTGAAGACCTGATAACCATGAAGGAACGGAAACAACACCGTTCCACCTTTTCCCTTACATCTTACCTCCATAGTTACTGATTGTCAATTATGATCACACTAGGTATAATCCATCTAAACGAACGATATTAGAGAGGAGCGAAATAAAATGTCCAGTTCAAAACGCGAAGGTGTATTGCGATTATCTTTGTTTATCATCCTTGTTCCATTGATGTTCATCGTAAAATCCAATCCAGCTTACTTAACATTTGTTGCCTTTGTTGTACTGTATGCACTTGTAACGGGTATCTTACGACTAACTTATAAGGAGTAATATCCATGAACACTAACCATAACCAATTCTTACAATCTAAGCTCGATTCCCTCATGTCACAACTCATGACCACAGAAGAGGCTTCATTGATCTGGGATCTGTCTGCTGATCGTATTAAAGCATTATGTGCCTCTGGAGCTATTACAGCAGCTAAGAAAGGCAACACATGGCTAATCTTGCGCGACCAAGATAATCCAAAACAAAGGCAGAGATAATATAGCCTCTGCCTTTTATATAAATAAAAATAGATATTTACATCCGTTAACGGACATGTTATAATAAGAATATAGAAAGGAGCTGAAAAACATGAAAGAAATTATTTCATACATTATCCCTTCGCTGTCCTTCCTGCTCTCGCTGACAACTTTCATCACTAACGAACGCAGAGCAAGAAGAAAGGAACGAGAGGGACAAATGAAGGCACAACAAAACGACTCATCAAGTCTCCCGCCAAGAAGAACCAGAATGAGCCGTTAAGCAAGAACATGTAAGGGGAATCCACAGGATTCCTCTTATCCCCGTTCACTATGTATTATATCACAAGACAGTTGTCTAAATCCAACGTCAATTATTTATATTTCGCTATATTTAAACTTGCCCGATAACGGACTTCATGTTACAATGGTAATAGGAATAAAAAACAAATAAGGGTTACTTTTCATATTACATCTCACTAAGAAAGGAGAATAATACTTGAAAATTAATCTAACCCAATTAGTTTTTCTGCTGTTGATTATTACAGTTGTATTGCTAGCATTCTCCATCCAGATAAATCCAATTATTGTTATCTTAATGGCTCTAACACTTATCATAAGCATAGCAGGGCTGTTTCGCTTCTCACCAAAACATCGAAAGTAGCAAGGAGTGTGAAACATGAACAATAACAAACATGAAGACATAAATATTCTCTATGCAAGGTTGGATGACATATTATTAGAGCTTATGACCACAGAAGAAGCATCAGAGCTTTGGAGTTTAAGCCAAGACCACATCAAACGGCTTTGTTCCTCAGGTCAACTAGCGGCACGTAAGAGAGGTAAAACATGGCTGCTATTACGTGACCAGGATAACCCGAAGCAGAGAGATAGGTAATAGCTATTTATGAATGACGAAGCCTTGTAACAGGGCTTCTTTGTTTATGTATATATGTAGGCATAACATAAAGCCTATACAGTAGTGTACAGGTTTGTAAGTGCTGCGCGACTACAGTCTATCCATCTTCTAAAATCTAAGGAATCCCTATTTTTCGCTTGTTTTGTATCGACTACAATACGCGAAAATGGTATAATATTCATGTAAGGGATTGGAGGTGAAAACTTGGACTTACTCAAGGAGTACCTTCCCTTAATCAGTGTCCTTTCAACCTTACTACTCGGTGTCACCAACTTAGTTTATACAATAAGGCGTGATATACGAGAGGTTAGAAAGGAAAAGGCGGAACGCATACAGCGAGAAACCATACAACAAGAAAAAGGTGTATATCCTCGGCGAAAGGATATACACCAGCGTTAACCTTCAACTAGGGGAGTCGAAAGACTCCTCTAATCCCTTACACATTATATACCATAATCGTTGACTATATGCAACGTCCATCAAAAAATCTGCTGGAGGGATTGCAATGTCTAAATTTCTTTTCGCTTTACTATTTATAAACTCACTTATTATAGGTATCACAATGGAGAAAAACACTTTAAATATCATATTCGTAACACTCTCAGCAATTATTAGTATTACAGGATTTATCTTTCATATAATTCGCACAAATAAACAGAAAAGGAGAATGCATTAATATGAATACACTTACCCTAATGATATCCTTAGCTGCTCTTATGTTGTCATTGGTTGCTCTAAACCAAAGCTCATCAAAACAGGAGGTAATAACATGATGATTAAACTAACAACTAAGAAGCCTTTATCCTTTAGATTTAGTGAGGAATTCGTTACACAACTTAGAACATGGTCATTTGTTACGGATACGGATCAGCGTACATTATTGGAAGAAGCATTTATGGAGTATGCAAGTAATCGACCTGAACTGAAAGATAAAGTTGAAAAGATTATTGAGACAATGAGTAAGGACTCCTAGTTTATATGGGAGTCCTGTTTTTATATATTACGTAATTCCTTACTGATTAACAATCCTAATTTATTATGGTATAATATCTTATAACGTAGTATAAAATCATTTAGAATCGTATATAATTGAAAAGAGCAAGGATGCTGGAACATCCTCACTCTCTACAACAGTCCGCTTTTAGGGCGGCTGGCTTAGAACTCTGGACTACATGATTAGACCGTTATCCTTCGTCGGGGCGGTATATTTCTTTTTGTGGAATGATATGATCAAC